AATCTGAAATCGTCCGAAGGAGCAGCTGTGCTCGGATCTGTGGTTACAGTATATTTATCTATGCGAGCTGAAAGTTCTGGATCTTTAAATATATTTACAATGGCCTGACGTATGACTTCCTGAGTCTCGGTTGGACCATAATAATAGAGTTTAAGAGTAAATGTATAGGTCCAGATAATCATTCTGTGGTCCTGTACCTGACCCTCGTACTGATCATCATAGGTAATGCTGTTTAGAATTATGGGTAAATCATGTTTAATGTTTAATTCTGGCACATAGGTTACGGTTACATTAAAGTCTGGATTAAATGCCGGAACAATCTGTTCCATGATCTGTAGCCCGTCTTCTTGATTTTTTACATAGGCATAGAGATTAACAGTTAAATTATAAGGTGTTGGGCCATAGATGCGCTTGGCCTGAGTCTCATTGATTACGGTTCTTTGCTGATTGTGCAGGTTAATTTTGCGTGCACCGTCATATTCAAAGGCTATGACCTCAAAACTCATGCGTGGCAGTGTTACTTCTACCTGTGGGTAATCTGGATTCGGCAGACGAGCTATTCTAGACAACATTTTATTTTTAGGTGCATAGCTTAATGGTATTCTAATGGTCTGACGCACAGTATTGGAACTATCGCGACGACGAATATTTAGATTGTTAAACATTACACCAAAGGCCACTATGGCTTTGCGTGTTATGCCATGATACCAGATTTTACCATCAAACATTTCTTATGACCTCACCAAAAGGATTAATCTCACTAAAATCTAATATGTCCAGAGCATCAGCAGTAAAATCTTCGTTGTCAGCCAAAGGATCCTGTGTTGTTATCTTATAGGCTTCGGTCAGCAAGTAACCAGCATCTTCGGCATTATAGTCATTGGTATCCAATATGATTCTGCTGCCAGTCTCTAATAAAAATTCATAACTGTCCACAGCCTGTGAGCGATCTGTTTCCATGCTGTCAATTTCAGCAACATCGGTATTAATTTCTTCGCTGCTGTATTGCCAGAGTTCAACCTGAAGTTTGTACACATAGAGTTTGCCCAGCTGATAAAATGGGTCATGAGATTCTACGCGTTTAATTTCAAAATAGCTCTTGGTCATGGGCAGATATAAAAGATCGCCCTCGGCCGGTCTGTTAGGTAGTTGCAGATAGCTGCCACGTCCTGTGCCTACGGCTTCGTCCCAGCGACTGCGTACCATGATAAAGGTAGCAGAGTCTCGAATTTCTATGCCAAACTTGCTCATGAGCTCACCATCACCACTAAAGCCATTGATATTTTCCAGATAACCTTCTAGAGGTATGGCATTTTCATATCTGGCCAATGTGTCGTCGGCAAATAGCGTATCGGTGTTAACTTCGGTGCGAGGCAAATAGAACAGATCGAAACCATAGATCTTAATGCTTTCTATGATTAGATCTTCTATGGTTCTTTGTTCTGACGTTCTACCGCCAGGTATGCCGCTTTGGAAATAAAAATTGGTGGCCATGTTAGCCCACCATGAAATCAGGAGGCTCTACGTAGGTAGTTTGAGCTTCATTTTCTAAATAATCAATTTCGGCAACTGCTTCATCGTATATTTTTTGACCATTTAAAGTAACACCACCGGGCATCTGTATGCCTTCGAATTTTTTAAGATTGTTACCCCATTGTTTCTTAATCAGTGCCGTTGCGTAGCGTTTTAAGAAACGATCATTATAGACGTCGGTCCAGGTGTCGGGATCTAGAATTCTGTAGCATTCTACTATGACCCATTCACCACAACTGACATCGGTATCCCAGTTCATGTCTATGTACAGACGATTCTGATGACGCTGGAATTTAAAACTCTTGCTGCCAATCAGCAGCATGTCTATGAGAGCCAGATGCTGTTTGACCTGTTGATAATAGATGATACTGGTGCTGAGCAAATCAAACATGTCATTGAGACGCAGCTGATAGCGTATGTCCCACATGTAGTTCATGCCCGTGTTCACTGCACTAAAAGGTAGTATTCTGGTAACACCCAGAACACCATCGGATAGTTCAAAATACTTTTTATCTACATAACCCACAGTTACTGATGCTACTGTACTGCTATAACCACTGCTTTCACCAATGATGGTTTCACCGGTGGTAAAAGTACCTGAGGTCTGTTTGACCAATAAACTAGTACCTGTACTAGTAGTATTAGCTTCGGCTGTTACGTAGGCATAGGCGCCAGAAGTCTGACCAACGACCTTTTCAGGTATGGAAAAACTACTTGCCACTGAGGAAGTTAAAAAGATTCTGGTTGCTGTAACCTGTTGTTTGAGGTAGAGCCTTTCAACACCATCGTAATGATAGTCTTGATAATACTGTAGAGCTTGGTCGATGCGATCAGAAACCTGATCGTCATCGACATTTATCTCTACGACTGGATGCCCCAGTTCCCTAAGGCAATAGTCAATTAGCTCTTGTCTTGAGGCAGGAGCCGCCATGGCGTCTCCTTATGCTTGAGCCTCTGTCCAGCTGATGCGGAAGTTATTAACAACAGCAGCTGTTGGACTTGTATTTCTAGCTACCAATGTTAAGATATCTGGACCATTTGGATAACCCGGTGTCTTGAAGCTACCGTCGCCACCTAGGATACTGTTACCTAAATCACGAACTGCACCTAAGTCCAGGGTATCACCAACGTTGGCTGTAACGAAACCAAAGATCTGCTCGCCGCCTTGGATGATGGTTGTGTTACCAGTATGATCAATAATCTGTGCTAGCGAACCAACACCAATTGAGCTCACAACTGAGGTAACTGACCAAATACCAGGGAAGGTAGCAGCAGTAATACCAGTCTGTACTGGGAAGGTTGGATTCAAGATACCCAGAATCTGTACTGAGGTTGTTGTAACCAGGCCCATGCTCTTCAATTGCAATTGCATGCGATTGATGATTTCACGAGTACCTAGTGCACCAACTGTGGCATTGTCAACTGAAGGTCCTAGTCTCAGACTTAAAATTGCAATACTTGTACCAGCTGCAACTGTGGTAATAGATGATTTAGTATAAGCAAATTGAATGCTTCGGTCATCATTGTAACCGCCATCCATGATTACGCTTGAACCCCAGTGCATTACTGTTGGAGCACTATCTGATGTCAGATATACAACAGCTGCAACTGAGCTAAAGCCTGATGTACCACCATCAAACTCTGTGGCATAGAAGCGTTTAGCAATACTTGTGTCACCACCAAATACGTTACGGGTAATACCAGTTAATTGCCAGCCATCCAGAGTTGAATTATATGATTTACCAGTATAAGTCATTGTTTCTGAACTACCACCTGCACCAATTGCAGTACCTGGTGTTAATTGTTGTTGTACTAGAATAGTACCTGAACTTGGCCAATAAGTAGCATCTTTAACAACGAATGTTGTGTCTGTGCCACCCAGTGTAATACCATTAGCTGTAGTTGAAGCACTAATGAATCTGCTATAGAACAGACCGTTTGTAACTTCATAACGAGCTGGAAGGTTACCAGATCTCATGTAGGCTTGGTTATTAACGTTGTTGTTGGCTCGTTTATGGCAATAGATTACATTACCGTCTGTACCACGGAAGCCCCAGCGAATGAAACCAGCACCGTACCAGGAATAGTCTATGTAGAACATCTGCATCTTGGTTGGATCTAAAACATAACCACTAGGTCCTGTACCATCCATCTTGTCTAAGTTCCATGAACTTTGTGGAATACGAACTTCCTGAATTACGTTTACACGGCAACCATTGAGTGTCTGACCACGATATGGTGGGCTAATTGTAATGGTGTTGTCGTTGAGAACCTGTGTAACCTGACACATCTGACCCTTGATGGTGATGCGATCATTTGGTGTTAATTGTTTACTAAATTTAGTAGTTACACCAGTAACAAATACACTATTGTTAAGAACGTTAACTGTACCAAACAATTCCTGTGTGTTACGTCTTTGAACAACGAACCATTGGTCACCATTGTATTCGGTATAGAAACCGTTTTGGTCATCGAAGAAACCAACCTTAGCAGCTGCACCTCTCCAATTTTTAACGCTTACGTTAACATTTGCACCACCTGGAGCTGTATCAGTTGAGCTGGTTGCCATGGCATATGTAATGATATTGGCAGTAGTAACTGTGCTTGATACAATGAATGTACCATTGTATGGGTTAGTTGCACCAGCATTGGTCACAACACCTTCAACCTGGATTGTTGCACCAGATGAAATATTAATGGCCTGTTGTGTTTGTATGGTTACGCTTGTACCGTTTGAAGTAACATAGTTAACATCGAAGTTTGGACATACTTTAGTACCTGTACTAAACTGTATGCCTTTACCTGATTGGTAACGGAAATAACGGCGAGTCTGACGTATGGCTGCAACACCCGGAGTATTATTAACTGTGCTAATTAATACACCACCGTCACTTGGTCTATGTACAAATGTACATTCAGGACGAGGGAAAATAATAGCATTACTTGATACAATAATACCAGAAGCACTACCTGAGACAAATGTATCACCAGTAATGGATTTGGTTTGGTAACGGAAGCTAGTAGTTGTTGGAACGTCATAGACAACCCAGACACCGTTAGCCGATGTTGTTGTTGAGCTGTTTACCAGAATTGGTGTTCCAGGTAACATGCCGTGTGGTCCAATGGTATCAACAGTAACTGTACCAGCTGAGTCAGACAGCATACGATCATGGATAATTCTAGATGTTGTGTTGTTATTGTCAAATACTGAACCAGGTAATATGGCTGTTGAACTAAGGTTCAAGTTACCATTGGCAATACCTTTGGCAAAGTAGCTGAAACGATATGCTGAGAGACTTGATACTGCATAAACACCTTCGCAGTTTGAGCTAGTTGTATAAGCTACCGAAACCAGATCACCGGTTGTAAGATTGTGTGGGAAGAATGTATCAACTGTGATTAAACTCTTGCCTAGAACACCGCCTGGTGCACCTAATGTACCAACAATGCTGGTTACAAATAATGCGTTGGCGCCTTGTTTGAAGAAGTAGCTAGGATAGTTTTCAACACGAGCAAATGATTCCCATTTGATTGGTTGTAGACCATATTCAAAGTCAGTATCGATTAAAGACTGAGGAGCTGCTACTCTAAGTTTATTGGTTGGGTCCTGTAATACTTCGTCAAAAGTATTGGTTTCAGCAAATTCGTCTACCAGTATAGACAGGCCTGCACTGGTGTCCATGCTGGCTGTATTGTAGTTGAGAACAATTCTAGTACCAGTGGTGCTCCAGGGTGATGTAACCTGTGCCCAAAGATCAGGATCGCTGAAATTGTAAATAACAGTATTGGTGCTTACGTTGGTAATCAACAATAGCTGTTCATTGTTAATGATCTTGTTGGGAACAATGATCGTTTTAGTACCTGGGTTAAAGGTATAGTAATTGGGTATTACTCTCTTAGCCATGTTTTAATCTCCAAAAGCTATATTAATGGGGTTCAAAGGGTATTTTTGTACCTGTATTGATGCCGACTTAGTATTTATCTTTATAAAAACTGTGGTTCTAGTGCGCGGTGGTTTATAGAATATGATCTTTGAGCCACGCATTCTAAAACTGTTGGTCCGGCCTGCATCAAATTCACTGAGCCAGGGCCACAATCTATTATAATGTTTAATAACCGGAGTTAGAGGCCTGCCATCGACAATGACTTCTAAATCCTTGTTATCAGTATATTCAGTGCCTGATAAAACACTTCCATTGGCTCTCAGTGTAAATACCTGTTTTAGGTTGTTTACCTGATAGCTAATATCGTCTATGACGGTGTTTACGACCTGGGTGATGCCTGTTACAGTAACATACTGCGGAGCCCAGGCAGACCCAGTCCAGATCATGGTTTGACCTATGACCGGAGTAGAACTGGATATAGCATAGCCCTGTAGCTTAGCTACTACAGGCGCACTGGTGCTACCACTTAGGTCGCCACCTAACTTTACCTTTTCGTTATCAAGGTTGCCGAAATTATTATCTAATTCGGCATTGGTTAAGGGCAACCCCTTGGACTGTCTAAGTGTCAGGGCTGCCATTCTTTAACCTTTTTAATTAACTGACTGTAATAGTCCAGGTAATTTGCAATGTATCGTCGTTACCTTTGTTAACTGCATTGAATGTAGTACGGCAAAGCATTGTACCACCTAGTGCAGCTGTTGAACTATTGAAGATACCTGCTTCTGTAATTGCTGTTGTATTACTTGTATTAGTTCTTTGTGGGTTATTGGTGCCAAATACTGCAACATAGGTAACAACGCCAGTTGATTGGGTTGTTGATGCAATTGGAGCTCTTGAATAAGCTGCAATATCACCAGCAACTGTTACTTCAGTTCCCAGTGTTGTATCATTAACTGATGCAGTTGTTGTGCTTGTACCCAGGCCCATGTATGTCATGCAGCTAGTTGCAGACGCAGTTGTATAAACTGCAGTAACTGATGTAGCTGTACCAATCATACGTGTAGCAATATAGTTTTTACCGCTTTGAACTACTAGGTTTGGTATAAAACGGTTTTCTTTAGTGACGCCATCGGGTCCGATAACCTTGATGTCCACACTACCACGAAGTTTTAAGTTTTCTTCGGTGTTAAACATTTATAAATGCTCCTTTAATAAGTTAATACTCTTTGTTCACCAACGTAGTCTTCTGCGATATAGCCTATATCACAATAGTTCGTCATACGCAGTAATCCCTGATTGTATACAGTATTTATATCAGAGTCATCCTTGACACTGCCTGGCGTACCTTTTCCTAGGTTTCTATTGAGAACCAGTCGTACCAGATCGTTTATAGGGGTCTGGTCTGTGCCATAGTTTAAGCCATAGCGACTGGATATGATGCTATGCGTTGCCCCGGTCGTACGTATGTATCTAAAATTATGGTAATTCTGCAAGGAATCTTCATAATTATTTTCTAATTCTACCTGAGCTCCCCAGGCATAGATGCTGTTACTGCTATTGCCCGCATAGGTGCTGGCACCAGTATCGTCTAATAGTATGAGTTTGGCATATAGGGTAGACATTATAGTTCAGCGTCGTAGCGGGCTATGTGTAGTACAGGATTAGCTGGCGTAGTTGAAAACTGCAGATATCCGCCACCGGTTCTGCTGCTGATTCTTTCACCAGAAGATCCATTAATACCGCTTACAGTTAAAGTGGTGCCGGCACTGAATTCCGTAGCCTGACCACCAGTTCCACCAGTGGAAAAATGTGTAACCGATGGATTGGCTCGCATGGACACAGGCAACATGGGTAGAGCAGCTCTATTACCGGTTACTGTAAACATTAATAGAATGTTGGCTGATTCGGCTGGGTCAGGAAAACGTTGAAAGTATCTCTGACACTGAGCCTGTTGCAGATAAAGTGGTGCTCTTTCAAATGGTGTAGCCACGGGTCCGTGTTCTAGCTGTATGCCAGTTATGCGGGTTGTGCTGGTAGATGCTACATCGCGTATGATGCGACATTCCAGTCCATTGGCAAAACCAGCTGCCATGACACTGGTGTTCCAGGTATAGGTATAATAGGTCCAGCTGCTGGTTGGTCCACCACCAATGCCCACGGCTCCACCAGTTACATTGACCATGGTGCTGGTAAAGGTATCGGCTGTGATGGGATAGGCTAATTCTACATACAGATTAGAATTTCCAGCAAGGTTTTTGGCCCAGAAGCTAATGGTCATGGCACTGCTAACACAGCTAGCCGCTTCCAGAGCTGGTATGCGCTGAGCCACCAAAGGATAGCTAAGGCCCGAATTGCTCCATTCTAAACTATAGGGGAAACTGCTGTCAGGAACGTCTGAACTCTGACGCTGATCGGTTATGTTGGTGCCAACCCAGCGATCGGCCAGATAGCTATTGTTGGTAGATGTTGTAGTACCTCGTTGCCAGAACAATAAATTACCATTGATTAGTTTGTTTCTAAAAGCAAAGGGCGAACTCATGATGACGCTGCCACTGACTGCAAAGCTTGCTGGCTGAACTGGATTGAGCTGAACAACGCCGGCATTGACTATGATGCTGGTTCCGTCGGCTCGAGCTATACCGATCTGGCCAGAAGTAGCCACAGGAACGCTGATGGTTCCGGAACTAATGGTTATGCTGGTTCCGTCAATTTTTACTGTTCCTGGAACGCTGCTGGTGCTGAGTCTGAGCAGAGCTGCAGTAACAAAGCTTTCGGTAGCCAGAGGGTTACCACCCAAGGTGGCACCATCCATGACGACTACTGTGGCCTTACTGGTATCTACAAATAGTTCACCATCACTACCAGCAAAGGTATTGATTAGTGTGGTAGATCCTCTACGGAATTGAAGTGTTTTGGACATAATAGTTATTTATCTGTTAAGGAGTAACTGTGCGTGTATACCCTGTAGAATTGAATGTAATCTGTACGGTTTTTCCATTGTCAGGACCTCCAACTATGGTAGATGAATAACTTTTCCCTACCAACCAGGCTGGTGGATTGGACTCTAAAGACCCCAGAGCCTGGCGACCAAAATTGCGCATTTCTCGCCAGAAGGCATCATAATAGGCTTTAGGGGCTGCAAAAGGATTTTGCGCGCTACTTCCTGAAGGATATAGGTTTTGACCAAAAGCAAAACCAGCTCTCCAAATAGCCTGTTGAAATTGGTAACTAAAATTAGCTAATAGCGATAATGCTACAGTTCTACTCCAAGTTTGAGCTGTTAAATAAAAGTTTAAAAAATCTACAACGGGATTGCTGCAAGGAGTACCATTTAGTACACCATCCATGTATTCCTGTAGCTGATCCTGAAAAGTTTTCCCAGTTTCGGTTCCATTAGAATCTAGAGTACTACCTATCATAAATTCACGTCCTATATAACCCTTGATAATATCCACCTGATATCTAGCAGTCAAACTTTCAGGGTCTCCAAATTCACCATTTCTAAGAGCTTCCTGCACACTAGGACTATCACCAAATCCCGAAGAATATATCATTTTATTATACACAAAACCTGTGCGGCTGGCGCCACCCCAGTCAAAATTTAAACCTAAAAAATCCTGCATTCTGTTTTTAAGTTCAGCAGTGGCTGTTGTAGCACAGCCGGTGGTCAATCTTAGAGCAGTTAATGAGCTATTTGCATTAGGATTATCACCCGGACAATAGTTTGTGGTGCCATAGGGCGCATACGATCCCCCAGGTGCAGTAGCACTGGGAATCATGTGAGGATAGGCAGCATAATAGGCATAAGTTGGATCCCCACCTATAGCTTTATTATATACAAAGGTTGGAAATCCTGATGGAATACTTAAGCCATGGCATCCATATACACCGGGATATAGTTGTAGAAAATCAATTTTTGATCCAGCTGATACTGATGATGACGGATCAACTGTATAGGGTGGTAAATATTCATCTCTTGCTAAAGTTGCTCCACCTGATGTCATGATTAATGGAGTTTGAGCGGCGCCAGTAAGTCTATCACTATTAATAATAACATTAGCTTCCGTATCTGAATTTGCAAAAGTAATAGGCGCTAGTGACAAAATACTAGATCCTTCCATCACTGTAGTTGTAACATTTCCAGTAGCATCTATGTCCACCCTTTTACCCCAGACAATAACATCAGTAGTAGATGTATCATATAAACTTCCGGGATCTTCAATGACAAAATGATCTATGACCTTGTACCCACTGCTCCTATAAGCTGACCAGCTACTAGTACCTCTAATTTCTGGATAGTCTCCCATCTTTAACCAAACCTTGGCTAAAGTTCCACTGGTGCTCCCTGACACTACTAGGATTTTAGGAGGATAATAAGTGGAATCTGATGTATCCCAGGCTATGGGATCCTTACCGGTTAAACCACCACCTGGTGCAGTAACTGGTGTTTTTATTCTGACTATACTGCCGGTGGTAAATTTAGGTGCCACAGTGACTACAGAAGTAGTCATGATTAATGGAGTAACTTTAATACTAGATCTAGTTACTGTAACTAATTTTGGTAATATAAACCAACTGTAAGCAGTACTTGCACTATATTCGTGAATTTCTTTTGCTGCAATGCTGTAAGTACCTGGTGGTATTTTTCTAAATGTAAAGTTATAGTCAGCATCTGTAACTGTAAATAATACGGGAGTAAGTTCGGTTCCGGGTGTCCAGGGTTTAATCAGTGATACAGTATATCCACTTGTAAAGCCATCCTGTGTACCAAAGGCTCCCCTGATTGTTAATTTAGAGTTTGTTGTGCTTGGAAGTAACATTATAGCAGATTAGTTCCATTTACAAATCCATATAAAATAGTTGCAGAGCTAACATTTATAGCTAAAAATGATACAATGTTTATAGCTGAGGTTGTGGTATCAATGTTTAAACCAAGTCCATCTGTTGTTAAAAAATTACCTGTTATGGTGCAACCACCTGTAGTTGTCTGTGTTAGAATAACAATAAGAGTAGCAGTCTTGCCTGCTGCTGGTCCATTTATTACACTAACACTGCTGATACTCGTAGTGTGTAATACATCTAATAGACCTTTGCTAAAATCTAGCACTAGATTGCTGGTTGTACTGATTAGAGGAAATGAAATGTCAGTTGAAATACTACCACCAACGGAACTTATAGCAGCTATGGACGATGTAACATAGGCTATGCTTGCATAACTGGTAAGTGCACTGGTCACAAAAGTCTTGCTAGCATAACTGTTAAGTGTTGAAGTTAGGTTAGCATTTAGGGTATAACTGACCAGGGTAGCAGTTAAGTTAGCATTGGTAGCATAACCAGCTAGCAGCGAAGAATAAGTAGTACTAAATCCTGCCAATGCACTGGTAACAAAGGTTTCTGTAGCCAGAGGCGACCCCCCAGCAGTTGTACCATCCTGTACCACCACGGTCTTTTTGCTGGTGTCTATGAATATTTCACCGTCAGCCCCAGTTAGTCCACTGAGTCCTGCAGTTGAATATCGTCTAAGTTGTAGTGTAGTTGCCATGGTTTATCCTATGTATGCCACTGACCAGTTATCGTTACCATCAAAACTAATCTGACCGGCTGCAACATCAAATCTTAAGGTATCGCCTGCAGTCATTCTGGTAATGGTGCTGCCACCAGCATGGTTCATGGTGGTGTTTACTCCAAATTCTACCATGATTTGAGCAGTAGTACTTGTGCCAGCAGTTTTCCAAATAATAACCTGATTGATGCTTGAGTTGGTATTAGTCGCCGTTCTTACCACCACGTTGACCTGATATAATCCAGAATAAGGTGCAGTAAAGATACCAGTTGAAGTATTTAATCCAGTCCCTTGTTGATAGTCTAGTGTCCAGTAGGTATTCTTCAGGGTAGTAGTAGAGCTGATCACTGCCCCAGTACCAATGACTCGGAATGCCGGGCGATTGGACATGTTAAGGGCACCAGCCAAGGTAACATTGCCGGTATCATCTAGAACGAATAAATTTGAGTTATATGCATCATTAATAACTTCTAATGCACCCAGAGGGCTTATTCTAAGAGTCTTACTGCTATTAATAGTTCCAGCTGCAGTATTGGTGACTTTGATAAAATCCATGTAGCCTGAACCGCCTACTGAACCTTTACCGGTAATAGCAATAGCTGCACCAACTGTTGAAGCCGGTTCATATGTTACACTGATTCCTGAACTAAATGCAGCAAGATTACCAACATTTAATCTCTTGGTAATACCAACACCGCCACCTACTATAAAGCTACCAGTACTAATACTGGTAGATTCTGATGTGTTTATTACATTAACATTACCGTCGCCCCCGGCCAATCTAATACCATAGATTCCAGTAGTAGCTGGAGAATCATTAGTAGCTGATCCACCCCAAAGGATAGGACCACCGCTGTTGGATAAAATTAAGCTGTTTCTAGTTAATTGAGATCCTCCACCAATGAGATAAAAATCTCCATTTCCTCTTGATATAGTGCCTGCACTTATATTAAGGATATTATTAAGGTTTATAACTGCCCCACTACCAAGAAATATATCCTTGCTAACACTCAAGCCACCTTTTACCTGTAATGCACCTGATGTTACTGTTGTGGCATTAGAAGTATTGGTAACCACTAAGGTATTAGAAGTTATATTGGTAGCAACAATAGTGGTTGATGTTAAATAAGTTAAAACTGATGTAAGGGTAGCATTTAAAGTATAACTTGCAAGAGTGCTGGTTAGGTTAGCGTTAGTAGTATAACTGGTTAACGTCGATGTTAAATTTGCATTAGTTACGTAACTTGTTAATGTAGAAGTTAAATTAAGTAGTGTAGAATAACTAACTAACTGCGCACTTACATAATTTTCCGTAGCTAAAGGCGTTCCACCAGCGGTTGCACCGTCATGTATGGTAATAGTTTTCTTGGTGGAATCTACGATAAGTTCGCCTGTGGCACCTGTAATGCTACCCAGGGTAACTGTTGAATATCGTTTAAATTGTAGGGTATAGGACATAATAGTTATTTATCTATAAAAGATCGGCCGGAAATTCCAGACTGGTTGTTGTCAGTAGATCTGCACTGCCACCATAGCTTTCCATGTCTAAACCAGCAGAAATATCTACTAGATTTAGATCCTCATTGGTTGCAGATCCAACATATAATAGATCTATGCTACCACTGGTGGTCAATAGATCGCTTGGAGCTATGTAGAATAGACTACTGTCCAGGGTTATGGTGTCATAGATGCTGGCAGTATCGGTTAATAGGCGTGTAAAGTTGCTGGTCTGAGCCTGATCATTTATGGGACCTAGTATTTTTACCAGATACCAGTTATTGCCCTGATCTACTATGTTGGCCATGTTAACATTTACACTGGTGGTTACAGTTACGGAGCTTAGATCAAAATCAGCCCAGTGCGGGGTGGTTGTGCCACCGTTCATTAAATCTGTGTCAAAAGGCAGTGCTGGGCTACCCAATAGATCGTAACTGCCACTGGTAGGCATAAGATCATAGACTACGTTGTTCTGTGGTCCAACATATAATCTGACTTTATTAATGCCGGTGCGGCGTCGTACATACATGCCTGCGCTAAAATAATTTTCGCTCAGAGCAGTTACCGTAGTCTGTACATAGTGTTCGGTATTGCTGGAACTCAGAGTGATCAAACTTATGCCCGTGCTGGTAAAGCTGGTTCGGGTAGCCAAAGGAACTATGGTGTACCATTTGCGTGGAGCATAGGTATTGTTTAGATTGGTAAATAGCTCCTGCAACTGGTCAGCATCATAGCTGACATTTCTATAGGGTAAACTGGCGCTGAGTAAAACACTGGTCTGTATGACACTAAGACCTGTGGTAGACCAGAGACTGCGATCCAACCTTTCACTGTATAAAATTCTATTGGTTCTGACCACACTGATCAGTGTGCTGCTGTTGTAGTCACCTATGGTGGCTCGTTTATTATACACTCTACCATAGACATCGGTACTGGTTATGGTTTCACGTTTAGGCGCCTGAGCCAGCAACATGGCCATGGTTTCCTGACCATTATTGCTGTGTCTAACACCGCCATAGTAATCACCAACATGCACTACTTCTGTTGCACCAGCTGCTTCTACAATGTGATCATAGTCTGTGTATAATGGTGTTAACTGGAACCAGGATTTATTTTTAAATGCCGATGTCTCAGCCGTAAAACCAGCGTCTGTGGTAGACTGATGTCGATTGTTAATGACTATGGTGGTATCAACACCACGTTTCATGGTCTGTTTAAGAGTAAATTTCATGGTTTCAGGATCAATACTACCGGCCAGACGCGAAGTCTGACTGCTGGATCCATAGCCCAGTATGGTCTGATCATAAAAATGTTTTTCACCTGAATACACAAAATGATCTGCACTGATCAGCATGTTGTCATATACATAGGGACTGCCATCACCTATGCCGGCTGCAAAGAAGGCGCGCTGACTACGAGGCACCATGCTGTACCAGTCATACTTGTTATAGTAGGTATAATCTGTAGTACGCAACGGTGTATAACGAGCCAGGTTGATGATGCTAGATGTTTTGTTTATGGGTTCTAGTCCCATGACACGCATGGCATCAAAGCGCGGATTCTGCGGTATCTGTTTGGTTTCGTCTAGGTGTTTGTCAAAGAAATGTACTTCGGTATCAGCACCTATGGCCATGCGAGCTCTTTGACTTCGGCCAACATCACTGAACCAGTCATAGGCATTGTAATAGACATTGTCACCTGAAACTGGTGTATAGCGATTGTAGCTAAATGTATCAGATGTCTTCTTAACCAGCTCCAGACCCATGATCTTGGCCGCATCAATGATTGGGTTACTAGGAATTCTGCGACGGTCGTCGCTGACAGTTACGCCTGTGCCATCTACGCCAGGTGTATCTTTGATGCGTTTTTGCAGGTCAAACAACAACATTTGAGCATGTGCAGGTGTTATACTATCCTGAGGTGCTCGATCTACGAAGATTGCAACATTTTCCTGATAGACATTATCCATGCGTGTACCAGAAGCACCGCCAACCAATATGCTATCGTAGCCTGGATCACCACTGGCACCAGAACCAAAACGCAATCCAATAAAATTATGCTCTATGCCCGTGGTGCGGGTATAGCGATAATTGTTGATGTAATCGTTAAGTATGTCCTCGCTGTATTCTGCGAGTTCGAGTTGAGAGCCCCAGAGTCTAAGACTGTTGCTGGAATTACCAGCATAGACCAGCGAGCCAGAGTTATTCAGTAGGCTGTATTTGACCAGTATGCTTGATCCAAACAAGCCCATTAAAACTCCTTAGATAGTTGTGTTGATGTCTGCTGCGGCTATGACCCAACCGTTGTCAAACGCTGCCTGTACAATTTCATCTCGGCTACCAGGTATGGTCTGGCCTAGATCAAGAAAGCGTTTAACTGCTATGTTGATGATTTCGTCCATGGCAATGCGAGCTCTTTCATGCACTGCGTTGTCAATCCAGGCTGCTGGACTAGCAGCTGCATAGCTCAGAGCCAGATTTTCTGCATCGGTTAATGTAACTGTAAATGATTTTGACATAATTTTATCCTAGTAAATATCCCTGTAAATAGCCCCAGCCAGAACTGCTATAGAAGTTCCAGGTGGCACTGTTTGATGCAAGATTAGTTGCTGGTGCAAATGTATCACTGGCGTTTAGTTTTATGGTAGCAAACCCTTTGACAGCTATGTAACCATCACCATAGGTTAATGGTGAGGCATAGATGTATCTGTTACCACCATTGTAAAATACACTGTTGTAGAGCCAACCGTCATCAATTCTAGTATTAGCTGTTAAATTTTGTAATAAGTAAACCCACATGAACATGTAGACACCAGCTGCAGGCGCAGTAAATACGCCGGTTGAAGCGTTGTAGCCGCTGCCAAATGTACCATTGGTCTGAGCTATGGTAGTATAGATAGGTATGGCCTGAGTAACGCCAGAAGCATATGTACCAGAACTTATGGTGTTGGCATAAAAGAATGGCTGGTTGGGCTTGGTTACCCGAGCGGCCTGGTCTATGCGTATGCCTTCGGATGTTGTTGTTGAAGGATAGTTACCTACACCCAGGGCCATGCCACCATAGTTAGCATAGGGATTGAATTCTATGTAACCCATGTTGGTGGCATTGACTCGTTGTTGTAATACATAACTGGCCGTAAACCAGTCTGCACCATTGGAGTTTCTCTTGCCAAATAATCGTATGTAGTTGCTTTCGCTAGGGCTATAATTGGTCAGCTGAGCAATTTCCAGAGTCTGACCAACCGATGTTCCCAGATAACCAGCAGCCACGGTTATGGCTGTTAAAAAGTTAGTATTGACGCTAATGATGCCGCTGGTGACCAAAACGCTGGTGCCATCGGCTCGAACAGCACCCAGAGCGCTGGTTGTTGCTGGTGTGCGAGCATAGGTTTCAGTAGCCAATCTGGTTCCACCAGTGGTATAGCCATTGTGGACTATAACGGTGCTGAGACTGGTATCAACAAATAGTTCTCCCTCAGCTCCCAGCACTGTGGTCAGGCCTGATGTGGTTCCTCGTCTGTGTTGTACTATTTTTGCCATGTTAGAATTCCGTAGTTTTTATTATTTATCAGACAGGAATCACCTGATAATCCTCGGTTGCTGCAGTCAATACCTGATAGTCTTCGCTGTCAGTAATCAAAGTCTGCAGATCCTGAACCACATTAATGGTTGTTTGATCAGCCCCTGCTACAACATAATCATAGTCATTGTAGTGATCATAGGTATGTGTATAGTTAGCATAATAGGGTCCTAGTTTATACCAGGCTCGACCAAAATACGATGCTGCCTTGTAGTTAACAAATATCTCGGCTACCTGAGCAGTTAAACTGGTTGTACTCCAGCTGCTGGTCTTGGCATAGTAATCGCTGAACAATCCTCGGTTGGCAACCAGCTGTAGATTCTTGCTGATGCGTTCGTCCATGATCTGATAGTCAGGTGGTAGCTTATAGGTCTGAGTAAAGCTTAAAGTATCAGTAAAATCAAATACTTCGCGTATGATAGGACCAATCTGATCACCCTGACCATAGGCAAACTTGGCTATGCGACTCAGAGGTGCCAGACTGTACCAGTCATAAGTTCTGTACAAGGTAGTTGATCCAGTTATGGGTGTATACAATCCCAGATTGATGCTCTGAGAAGTATTATAGTGATTGAATACCTCGGCTACACGAGCTGCATCATAGCGACTGCCACTGGGTATGGTTTTGGTTTCGGCAAATACCTTGTTGTAGTATTGACCAGGTTTTTCTGTAGCAGTTACGGTGTCAGTGGTTGGTTTAGGTATCTGATAAAAGGCTATGGTTTCAAATGGATCAGGAGCTGTTTTAAATCCACCAGTCAGACTACCTACACGAACCTTGTCGGCATCGTCGGGCAGACGTTCATCACGAGCATAGTCACTATAATATGGTGCCAGTTTAAACCAGCCACGACCATAGTTGCTGCGTGGTTTGTTAACAAAGATATCAACAATCTGATCTGCATCCAGAGTTTTATTAACATTAATTCTGAGCTGGGTTACTTCGCGTTCGCCAGAGCGTTTGGCTCTAATTAAATTTTTATAGGCCAATTGTTCCTGAGCACTGTTGCTGACTCGCTGACCAAATGGCAGACCAGGTATTACATAGTCTATGTTGTAATCATAACCAATCTGCAGATATCTGCTGCTGCTCTTTTGACCTCGGGTGCGTATATACTGATAGTTTTGTACATCATCAATTAATCGCTGAGCATCAGTTCCTAGCTCTACCTGTGCACCCCAGACAAATAATCCGTTGTTAGCCCCTGCATACACACTGCTGCCTGCTGCATCCAGCATCTGTATGGTTATTAGTAGACTTGTTGAGACGTAGTTTGCCATTTAAAATACCATCATCATAGCAGCCGCTGTTGTTGTAGCTGATGTTAATACTAAACTTGCGTTATAGGAAAATACTAAGAGACCCTGTGATCCAGATACACCCGGATAACCTGCTCCACTACCACCACCATAGAGACCACCTGCAGTACTACTATATCCACCACCGCCACCGCCTCCAGGACCTGCAGTTGCACCATCACTTGTCTGAGTCCAAATGCTACCTGCAGAACCAGCAGTGTTACCACTGGCAGCGTTACCGGCACCTCCATTACCACCCCCTGTAGGTGCAGTTGTTGCACCAATTGGTCCGGTCGAACCATTTACACCTGGTAATGTTGTTCCTGCTCCGGAACCACCGCTACCACCATAGTTACCATTAGCAGCACCACCTGCGCCACCTGCTCCTCCAGGGCCGGCTGCACCGCCGCCACCGCTACCAGGTATTCCCCCACCTGATCCACCACCTGCGCCACCAGAATATTTAACATCACCGATGCTTGAAGCAGCTGCTCCTCCAGCTCCACCAGCAGGCCCAGCTGCACCACCGGCGGCTAGTACACCTTGAGTCGCTGTTGTTGGCTGAGTATTGGCTACTGTACTAAACCATGTAGAATCACCAGCAGCACTTACCCGAACATATGCTACACCACCGGCAACTAAACCAGTAATAGAAGTGGTTTTAGCATATGCTCCCCCACCTCCGCCTACTCCTCCAGTACCAGAGGGTGTATTAGTACCACCTGCACCTATGGCTTCTATGGATATGATAGAGCTAAAATCTGAAGGAATTGTATATACCTGTGGAACAGGTCCGCCGTAGGGTATAAACACGGTTTTAGGTGTGGTATTGTTATAGATGAAAACAATCAATCCGTTGCCACCTGAGGCAACGTTGGTTCCCTGAGTCTGGTTACTTGCACCTGCACCACCACCATAGGCACCACCGATGCCAGCCTGGTTGCCGTTGCCCTGGTTAGCTGCACCAGAACCACCACCTGGACCTGCTGTTCCACCCACTGATGCTGTCCAATAAGTTCCAGCACCACCGGGCTGACCTGGATTACCACCTGAACCTCCGGCACCACCACCGGCTACACCGTTGTTACCTGCACCACCGGCACCGCCGCTTTGTCCACTGTTTGAAGTACCGTTTACACCGGCACCATCAGGGCCACCAGCACCGCCTCCACCGCCACCGGCCAGGTTATTACCGCCTCCGTTACCACCAGTACCACCGGAAAATTTTACGTTACCTATGCTAGCCGATGCCTGCCCGCCAGCTGCACCACTGTTTTGGTTGGTTGCACTACCAGATCCACCTTTGGCAAGTACTGTACTTGTATTATAAAACCAGGTATCGCCACCGGGTGTTCCACTTATACCTGTATTAGCACCTCCTGTACCCCCAGTGCCAACGCTGACATTGACCACCTGGCCAGGTGTAAGAGTTGGAAATCCAGAAGTTAAAGCTGCATAGGCACCGCCACCACCACCACCGGTAGATCCACCGCCAGACCCCTGACCGCCTGCTGCGCCACCTGCACCAATACAATGTATGGCTACTAGATTGACAAAGTCACTGGGTATGGTAAATGTAGCACCCGAAGTAATGAATACGGTTCTTGCCATTATTATGCCTGTTGTGCTGTTGCTATAACGTCCCAATAATAATCATCGGCGTTATAGATGCAACCCACATACAATACCTTACCTAATACTGTTGTAGACGGTAAAGTTATGCCTATGCCTCGGAATGCACTGGTTCCAGATCCTGTAAAGGTTAGTACACGAGCAGTTCCATTGTCTTTGATTCTGATGATTAATCTCTGTCCATTAACTGGAGACCCAGCTGGTGCATTAAATGTAGCTGAGTTGCCCAGAGCAGTTAATAAAAATGTATCGTATAGATCGGTATTAATGGTAAATGTACCACCAGCTGAACCGGTCTGAGAAGATGTACGAGGGAGAATTTTTGTATTACCAAGCACGCTACTGACTGAAATAATTCCACTATTGACTACAATGCTAGTATTGTCAGGCTGTACTTTACCAAGAACACTGCTTGTTGCGGTTGGAGCAGCATTTTGTGCATATTGCTGAGTAGCTAAAGTAACACCACCCGTGGTTAGTCCGTCATGTACAACCACAGTTACCAAACTGGTATCTACAAATAATTCACCAGGCGCGCCCAGTATGCTGGCCAGCCCGCTTGTTGTTCCTCGTCTGTGTTGTACTACGCGTGTCATGTTTACGTCCTAATTTTAGTATGAAATTGTAATATATCCTGATCCACCACCGGCGCCACCAGATCCTCCGGCTCCACCATTGGTTGATGCTGATTCTGATCCACCTGCTGGAACTACACTTTGACCGTCCCAGGCAGAATAACTTCCGCCACCGCCGCCCGAAGCACCGTTATTACCACCCTGTGGACTACCGCCTCCGCCACCACCGCCTGATGAAGTATCACCACCAGGATCTGGTCCATTCTGACCAACAGTTGATCCACTACCCGTAAAGCTTCCTGTGCGAGCTCGACCTGGTGCACCTAGGTCACCGCCTCCGCCTCCGCCTCCACCGCCGGCCAGTGCTATAACAGCACCCGAGGTTCCTAGCAGATATGATGCAGCGCCACCGCCACCTCCAGATCCAGAAAATCCAGATCCACCAGCATTACCACCACGCCCACCATTATAGGTGCCTGAGGGTTCAGTACCAGCTACACCACCGGCTTTGTTGGTGCCACCATTACCATTACCACCACCGCTGCCTACTCGGGCTGTAAGTGTCCAGCCTGGAGTGACTGGTAAAGCAAACGTAACCAATCGGCCTGGATAGCCAGCATAACCTGGTCCAGCTCCGTCGTCACCTCCACCACCGCCTCCACCACCGGCTATGCTAACATTAATGCTTGCAACACCAGCTGGAACTGTAAATGAATAACTGCCAGTCGATGCATAGTTTAAAATGGTTGGTGTAAGTGGAGTTATTTTTACATAGCCATCACCACCGTTGCCACCTGGGTGACCGCAACAGCTACCATTCTGGGCACCGCCACCGCCACCACCAGATCCATTTGATCCTGCCTGACCGTTGCCGTTGCCACAACCACCACCTGGTCCACCAGTTCCACCAGCACTTACGGATGAAGCACCACCTGTACCACCAGATCCAGTACCCTGTGTAGCTGAACCATTTCCACCTGTGGTGCCACCTGCGCCACCTGGATTGTTTGTTTGTGCACCAGATACACCACCCTGACCAGGTAAAGCTGATGCAACTATACTACCGGAACGTACTAGTATGGATGATGCACCAGCATTTCCAGAACTGCCCGTGGGTCCGCAACCACCTGGACCTCCTGTACCACCAGAGCCAACAGCTACGGTTATGGTTTCTCCTGGTGTAACTGACAGAGTTGTACTGGTTTCATAACCAGATCCTCCACCAGAGCCAGCGTAACCATAATGTACGTAACCGCCGTCGTTACCAGCAGCACCACCGCCACCGCCACCTATGGCTATTATGGCTATGGATGTAACCGTAGGTGGAACCGTATAGGTATAGGTTCCAGCAGCTGTATAGATTGTGGAACCAGTTGTGTCTGGATAAAATTGTTTGCCAATGCCGCTCTGAATTACTGTACCAACACTAACTGATGACCAGGCACCGTTGCGTTTTACATAAATTCTCTGAACCTGTTTCCATGTACCTGCATCTTTGACCCATATTTTTGGCATGTTTACACCTGATACCAGATATCCCCATCGTTACCACCAGCTGGCGATGACGTAGAAATAGTTCTTACCCCATAACCATTGGAACTGGTAGCTATGGAGATGACACCCGCAGTTAATGTAACTATGCTGGTTCCATCTACACGTACTATGCCCTGTGTGCTGCTGGTTGCCTTGGTGGTAGCAGCTATAAAAGCATTGCTACTGACATTGGCTATGTTTGTAGCAGTTACTGAACTCAGTGTCTGTACGTCAGCGTTTCGAGCCAGTGTGGTTCCGCCGCTGGTAACACCATCCATGACCACTACGGTATTAAGTGTAGTATCTACAAATAGTTCAGCCTGAGCTCCTATGATTGTAGCTATGGTTGTGGTTGGTGCATTTCTAAATATCAGTGTTTTTGCCATGTTAGTTCCTGTTTATTGCATATTTATCGTGTTTTAACTTATTAATTCTAACCCCACGGGATCGTTGTTTAGGTTCTCTGATCCATAGATGTTGTTTAGATTTACTGTGGTATCTGGTAAATTTGCCAGTATGATAACACTGGTTTCAAAATCCGGATATTCACTCTGAGTCTGGTAGTCAAAATTACCAGTTAGTAGCATGTAATCAAAGGTTCCCGTAGCCATATAATCTCCTACATGTAATCGGTTATTTTATCGTTGTTGATGCTTTCAGCAGCAGCTGCGGCATCTGCAAAGGTTCTGCGATCTCTGCGCAGGAAGCTTAAACCAGCATCTCCAGCAGTAATGGTGTCTGAACTTACGGTAAATCTAATCAGTGTATTTTTATAGGTTCTTATGGGTGCCACCAGCTGACACAGGAACACTCCTGCGCTGGTATCAACTGTGCGTATGTTGGCAAATAAGACATCTGCAGTACTGGTTACTACACTGACGCTGCTTAGATCAAAGTCTGCATAAAGTCTGCCCATGTCCATGCGGAATCGACTGGTGCCGCTCTGACGCTGTACGTGTAGACTAAAGGTAGCATATTCTTCGGGTATGCTATAATCTGCCAGCTGTACTTCGGCCTGCATGTAGTGCTGACCAACATTGTCCTGATCGGTCATGTATTGTAATACAGTTGAGCTAAAGGCCACTCTATTGGTCAATGGAACCTGAGCATACCAGGCTTTGTCATAGTAGTTGTTGTAGCGTGTATAGATGCTGCTGGTTCCAAGCATGTAGTATTGTTCGGCAATCTGAGTAGCATCAAAGTTTGTATTGCGATATGGATATGACCCTGACATGAGTTGAGGTGCAGCTATGACACTGGCATTGGTTTTCCCCCAGTATTCAGTGGCGAAGTTTTCGCTATAGGTAACCTGATTGGTTTTACTGACCAGTACTGCAGCTGCCGATGTTAGACTACCACGATGCGCAGTCAATAGCACGGAAAATTTAGCAGTTTCACCACCACCCTGGCTAGACTGGCGACGGAATCCAGCATCAGTTCCTATGACTACATGATTAGAACTAAGTGTCTTGGCTGGTAATAACTGTACAATCTCTTTATAGCTAAGTATGATACGATCAGTATCAGCTGGCGTTTGATTTAGATGTCCATAGCTGTTATAGTAAGGAGCTAACTGATACCAGGCCTTCTTATAGGGATTGTTGCGTATTACAGCTGATACATTGTTGCTGCTGTTATAGAATATTTCCTGTATCTGATCGGCATCCAGAGGACTGGCCGGACGATTCTTAACATACAGGTCAGTAAATACGCTCTGTCTAGCACTCTTACGTAGATTAATATCCAGACTTTCCTGTGTGTCACCGTGGTATCTGACACCTATGTTAGTAACCGATGTTGTTGTATAAACTAAGTTAGTAGTATATGAACTAGTACCTACAGTTAGTATGATACTGCTTAGATACTTGTTGCCACTATAGGTCAGGTTATCACCAAAACTCATGTTATCTAACATAACTGGACCCGTTCCAGCATTACCTAGAGCAAATCTGGCTCGGTTAAATCTGGGAACTTCACTGTACCAGTCTCGAGCCGCATAATAGGTGGTTGAACCACTGATGGGCGTATACTGAGTGAGATTAACAATGCTGGTGGTTTTATTGACCAGATCCAGACCAGCTACTCTGAGAGCATCATATCTGGGGTTCTGTGGAATCATGCGAGTCTCACTGAGCTCTTTGATTACATAGTTACCCTTGCGTTCCAGCGCTGGAGCTGTATCCTGCAGTGTAGCAGGTATCTGGAAGAAACTGACTCGTTCAAATGGATCAGCATTGGTGCGTTTACCTGAAGTTTGACTACCAATGCGTACGCGATCATAGTCAGCTGGTTCGTCTATGATGTTAACATAGGTGCCATAATATGGTGCTAATTTATACCAGGTCTTGGCTGTTACGGATTTTTGTTCTGCAGTTAATTGAGCATCTGTAATTGTATTATTGCTGATGTCAAAGGTCTGTATGCTTCTGGTGCCAGCGCGTTTGGCTCTGAGCTGAGCAACAAAGCTGACATTTTCCTTGTCATCCTTGATGTTAAATCCAACAGGACTACCATAGGTTAAAGTATCATAGATGTACTTGTCGGTTTCATAGGTAAGAGTATCACCTACCATCATGTTGTCCAGCACAGTTGTATCATCTGCAAAGATTTTTGCGGTCCAGAACAGAACCTGTTCCAGAGGCCAACCCACGTGTTTTTTACCAATGCGGCCAGTGCCTAATATGACACGATCTGTGTCCATGGGGCTTTGTTTTATGTGATCATAGCTGCTATAATACGGAGCCAGCTGATACCAGCTGCGTTTGAATGGGTTGTTTCTGATATAGGCAGTATTGGCATTGCTGCTGTTATAGAATATTTCCTGCACCTGATCTGCATACAATGGACTAGGACGAGCTACTCGTACATACAGGTCCGTAAATGTACTTTGTTTGGCAGTTTTTCTAAGATTTACATCTAGACTTTCTTGCGTGTCGCCTGCATATCTGACACCTATGTTGGTTATGGATGTGCCAGTGTAGATTAGGTTAGTAGTATAGGAACTAGTACCAATGGTTATAGCTGCACTGGTCAGATATTTTTGTTGACTGTATTTTAGACCATCGCTTATGGCAAAATTATCCAGCATGTAAGGACCGGTTCTGTCGCCAGGGCCAATGGCTATGCGAGGACGACTAAACTTAGGTGCCAGGTAATACCATTCTTTGTAGCTTCTATAAACCAACGTGCCCTGATTTACCGGCGTATAGGCTCGACCATCTATGCTGCGTTGAACATTGCTGAATAGTTCACTGACAATTTCAGCATCATACTGAGGATACTGTGGTATGCTGCGATTTTCATAGAAGTTTAATTTAAAGTCAAATTTAACAGACTCAGATGAACTCTGGCTGGGTTGTAATCTAGTACCAGAACTAGTTCCTGCTACAATGCCATCACCACGAGGCTGTTTGTTTAGACTAACATCTATGGTTTCAAAAGGATCACCAGCATATTTTGCGCCACCCAATCTAGAACCAGGTCTGACAAAATTGTCAGCACTGTTTAAAACTATGGAACCAGCCCAGGTAAAGTCGTCACCCAGAGCCATGTTATCAATCATCTTAGGACCTATGCCAGCATTACCAACAGCAAAACGAGCGCTGCTAAACAGTGGTGTTAGACTATACCAGTCCCAGGCCCTGTAGTAGGAAGCATCAGTAGTTTCTAATGGTGTAAATTTATTTAGATTGACCGAACTGCTGGTGCGGCTTACCAAATCTATGCCAGCTACTCTGAGAGCATCTATGCCGGTGTTTCTAGGTATCATGCGAGTTTCGCTAAACTCTTTTCTTATGTAGTTACCCAACCGTTGATCAGTGCTGACAACTACATCGCTCTTGCCCAGATTAGGCAATAATTGTCTGAGTTCTAGTATGCTAACAGGATCGTTGCCAACAAATCTTGGCTGTATGAGACTGATGGCATCGGGCGTTACTATGCTATCCAGGTAGTTTAGAACACCCAGAGCCTGTGTAGGACCAACAATCTGACACAGATACCAACCAGAACTGCTGTCCATGGTGGTAATGTTATTGTATAAGGTTCCACTGCTGGTTATGACGCTAACTGCACTAAGGTCAAAGTCAGCCCAGACCCAACCAACCTGTAGTCTAAATTTAGTTACGCCATTGTTAGGGCTGGCATAGATAGAGCTGGCAAAGAAGTTACCACTGAGATTCTGAGCATAACCAAAGGTCTGTACGGTATGAATGCTATTGCTAGAACTTTCAAAGATGTCAATGATGGCATTGCTGGTAAAGTTTGGTTTGTTGCGTAATGGTACTATGTCATACCAGCGAGAGCGTTCATAGGTATATTTCTTATTGAAATAAATGTCATATAACTGACTGGCATCTAGAACAACATTTCTATAGGGCAATGCACCTGCCATGATAGCAATGCCTGTAGTCGCCCTGACATTGGTCTTGAGCCAGTAATCATAGTCTAATCTTTCACTCCAGCGAATTAAATTGGTTCTGACGGTCTTATAGGTGCTGGCTGTGCTGCTACCCGAACTCTTGGCTGCTTTATTAAACCATATGGCCAGTGTTTCTGTATCACTGGGAGTGCGTGTAATGTTAGGCGAACCAACAGTAACAGTCTGACCCAGACCAGAACTATCATTGAGGCTAGGTGTTAAAAACTGCGTTACCTTACGAGCAAAATAATCTGTAGGTGTAGCTGTAGTCTGATCTTTGATGCTGTAATTTAATTTAAATGCAATGCTTTCAAAAGCATCATTATACTGCTGTTGTAGACCAGAACGCTGCAGCGTACCAACAAATACACGATCTTTATCATTGGGAGTAACACTAAAGCCTATGCGGCTAGCAGGACCGCCTGCGGTGCGTATGTATTTGAGACTGCTGACTTCCTGTTCGACCTGATCGCCAATTTCTAACTGAGCACCCCAGACAACCACACCACTGGTGCCATTGCCTGCAAAGGTTGCATTTCTGCTATCATCTAACAGATAGATCTGAGCCTTTTGATTGATTAACTCAGGAACAAGATTTAAAAAGTCCGTGCCATACTGACTATTAAGGCTGTTTAATAGTATCTGATGCAGTATCTGTAGCTCTGGTGCTGCACCTGAACTAACCACGCGATTTTCAATCCAGCACAGAACCCAACCATTGCCTATGGCCTGTATGCTGGCTCGATTAGCAGTCTTATCAACTATGGTATTATTGACCAGGTCAAAGTCAGCCCAGACATCTACAGTAGATACCAGTCTGACATAGCGTGTGCCAGCATATTTTAAGTATACTGCATAACTAAAGTTCTGATTGGTGGTCAGACTTAATATGTTAGGTGTAGTTATGTAGTGCTGACTGGTGCCTGTGGTGGCTACAAGTAAGTCGCCATCGGAACTAGCAGTCCAGCGACCAGGTACTAGCTGATACCAGGCTTTGCCATAGGGATCCAGAGGCTGATTGGTAAATAGCTCCTGCAGCTGATCGGCATCATAGGTTGGACTAGGACTGGTAACTACATTGGCTGGTGCAACAACAGCATTGCTGCTTATTCGCAACCCAGTGGTTGCCCAGTACGAAGACTGATCAAACTGCTCGCTCCAGCTAATTAGGTTGGTTCTGAGTATGGGGTATGATGTTAGAGCTCCGGCTCGAGCGTCTTTTAGTATTAACTGTGCTTTCTGTTCTAATGGATATACTGGACTCAGGAACCCATGATGTGGATAGCGATAGAATTCTATCTTGCGAGCAAAATAATCCGTAGGTGTATAGGTATCATTTTTCTGTATGATGCTGGTATGATTAATACCATCGCTGAGTCTTACCAGAGGATCGTCTGCGGTAACTGTATCGGCTAATAGTTGTGCAAATAAGAAGCTCTTGAAGTCATCTGTTCCAATCAGATCCTCATAGTTTCTGCCTCGTACAAATATCAGAGTATCTAACAGACTTAAATAATCACTGCTGAGTTTATCTATGTATTTGCTAGCAAGATCATCAGCAACGGTGCTTTCAGTCTGATTCTTAGCGGCTACCTTGGTAAATACATCTAGGAATTCTTGCTGATCAGATACGGGTTTGTTAACCAATAATGCCGGCAAGTCACTGGCAGTGCTGAGTTCGGTAAATAGTTTTTCATAGGCAAATATAATATGATCAGCAAACTCCATGCTATCCAGCATGGTGGTTTCGTCACTCAGAGTCTTGCCAAAGCTTCTGATTAATAATTCTGTCAGTGCTGCAGTATCAATGTTGCCTTTGTTGGCCCAGATGGTCTGAGTCTGATCAGTAGTAATGCTATCTGCAACAGGTTTGGTAAATCTTAGTTTGTTAACATCGGCTATGATTTCTTCTTCAGTAGCACCCTTGCTATAACCCTTGGCCAGTACATCCAGGATCTCCATGTCTGGATCCAGGAACTTATCAAATACAAAGCTAATGTTTTCTAAATTGTTGCCAGAGGTTCTGAGACCAGTGCCTTCGGATCCAACTGTTAGGAATTCATAGATGTGTCGATTTAAACTAAAGGTTGAACCGTCTATGAAGGTAAACGCATCCAGCATGCCTACGCTGTCGTCAATGGTTCTGCTTACAGTAATTCTTCGGCTAAAGTCGTCGGCTGCAGTAATGTTTTCAAAGAATGTTTTAACACGAACTATGCTAAAGTTATCCAGGAAGCTCTGTACTTCATTAATGGGAGCTTTGATGAATAACTTGGCTGGATTGCTAACAACATCAACAGACTGATCAAATGTACGTCTGGCACGCAGCAGGAAGGATATGGTTTCGTCAGTGTTTAGTACATCCAGAGGTTGACGATTTTTTACGGTCTGTAGTAATATGCTGTCCAGACCAGCAATGGCATCAGCTGACGATTTATTAAAATTTAAGCTAGGACGTTCAGTTAAGAACAGGTAATCCCAAAGAGCTCTGAGTCCCTGACCTTCGGGATCGTATAATAAATGATCGATGATTTTTGCCGAGGCATTGGCAATTTTAGGAACCAGAGTCTGACTGAGATTTTGCAGTCGTTGAATACTGCTTTGCTGCTGTACAGCAGCTTTGAATATACCAGATTGCGTGGTAGATGCACTGACTGCTAGGCTAGTAGTGCGATTGGCTATCTTGCGAATAGTCACGAATTACCTCGTGACGCGTGGTGATACTGTGATTATTCCTTCTACAGCTCGAGTGATAGTTCCTGTGCTGGTCTGTGTTAAGACTACATCATAAAGATAACGACCATATTTAATACCAGTTGAACTACCTGCGGGCAGGGTGAGATATAATTCACCATTGCTGGCTATGGGTATGCTAACGGTCAGCGTGGCTGTTGCACTGACACTATCATAACTGCGACGCATCTGAGCTGAGCCTGCGTAACCTGCTAGATTCAGGGCATCAGTGTTATTAGCGAATAGTTTGATAACTGCCTGGAAGTCTGTACCCTGTTCCAGGACTAGATTTTGTTGAATAGCCATTTATTTTTCCAGCAATCGAGTCAGAAGAGTTTTGATATCCGAAAGATCGGACTCAAAGTTATTTATACGATCTTCTAACTGTGTTATTCGAGCTCGAGCATTTTGGCGTTCCTGACGCTGAGCCTGATATCGTTCAAAAGCATCAGTATCCACATCTATGATAGCGTTGTTTTCGGCATCGCGTCTCAGATGTGGATTATCTGTTACTTTGATTAAATTCTCATTATGCATGTGCTATGACTCTGAGGTTTCTAAACTGTGGTACTCGAGCCGCATTGCTTGAACGCATGACCAGTTTAAGCTGGAATGCTGTAAATGGGCTAAGATCCACAGGTGTACCTGTTGAATCAAATGCACTAATGTTAAATTCAGCATCAGTAAAGTTGCCTCGTATATCACTCTTGACCAGGGTAGCATAGCTGCTATTTGCATTTGGCTGATTAGGTGCTACGAATCTGGTCCAGATAATGTTGTTAAAGTCTGAACCACTGGCACCGGTTTTGTAGTAGATATCAAAGTCTGCTGCATTAGGCACACAGGTTTCAACAATCATCTTGATCTGGCTAGCAGGTATCTTGAGATTGATGATTCTGGTAATAAATTTAGATTCTGTACCACCAGTTACAGTTGTGATTTCTTCGGTAAAGTCATTAAATTGTCTAATGGTAATGCTATCTGAAGTTGTGCTTGTAGTTATGGCAGAACTGCTTACATACAGCGTCTTACCATTGTTAATAACACTAAGAACCAATAGGCCAGCACTGGTTATGTTATTGGCACTGACGCTACTACCACTAACAGTTATGTAACGACCAGGAACAACATTGTTAAACAATCCTTCGGTTGTTGTATTGATGGTTTTATAATTACCATCAAAGGTAACTGTGGCATTGCTGGTGCAAATTACTTCGCTTACCAGTATGGTGCTGGTTGTACCTGCAGTACCTATGGCGCTGAGTCTGGTAGCCAGGGTTGGATTATCAATTCTCTGATTGAATGTATCAATGTATAATGTACTAAGGTCAATGGCTGGGCTAACTGCATCGTCAGTTGTACTCATGGTGACTACACCTATGAAGCTATTTTTCCAGACCTGAGATGTGCCACCGGCATTGATGGTAACGCTGGTATCTACACGATTGCTTTCATTGAGTTGGCTCAGTAAAACAACACTGCTATCTAGGGCATTAATGTCATTGAAGTTTAAGGCTCTGTTATACCAGCTATAAGGCACTGTTGGTGTATTGGCATCTGTGTCATAGGTAACACCACGCAACATTTTACCTGTTAGGTTTAAAGTTGTTGGTTGGAATGTTAATGTTCTGGCACGAGGTTTAACCAGCTGATACTGTATGTTTTTACTGCCAGACACATCAGTGCCACCAGCAATGGTTGAAGTAACACCAGTTACACCGCCAGATATAATGGCTATTGAGCTTACCGATACTGTATAGGTATCCATGCTTACATCACTGATGGTTAATACTGGATCTGTAGCCGCTGGTTGGTATGATGTTAATGTAGAGCTTACATAGGTTCCAAAAATTTCACCAACTGGTATGCTATTAATAGCAGCCAGGTTATTGAGTGCAAATTGACCAGCCCAGTAACTGCTGTACAATCTAACTGTATCGCCGCTGGCAAAACCGTGATTTTTATGAGCTACACGAATCTTATTGCTGCCATGTACAAATGTAAATGGATTATTAGGCAACTGTTCTGTGGTCAACGGCTGGCTAACAACATGAGCTCTACCACCAGCGTCGGCCGTAGAGAACACGCAACGATTTAATTTAAATTTAACATCGCTCATCTGATCTTCGGTCCAGAGCATGCCGTCCTGAGACTTGAATAAACTACCAAATAGAGCATTGGTTGCATAGGTCTTGCTTGGTGTATAGATGTCTGGTTGTCCTAGTGTGGCAATCCAGACTCTGTAGTTCTTGGTATCACATCGTGGAACAATGGCATAGTGTTTGTTTGGTAACAGATATACTGGCTGATTAAATTTAAATTTAGTAGCTGTCTGACCAGTTGCGTCTACAGTAACATCTTCAGGATATAATGTAACTGCTGCACCAGGAACCAGATCATTGGAACTAGGACGTCCACTTTCATCGCAGACTCTGATGTCCAGATGTATTGGAGCTCTTTCTGTTAATGGTTTCTGAGCAAAGAATAAATCTACATCACTGATAAACGCACCATTGACATATTGATCAGGCAACTTAAAGGTCTGAGCAATAGGATCGTAATAGCGTTGTACATAGGTCTTGGTGGTAATATAGTTATTGGTGATCTGTACATTGGTGCCCTGAGCATAATACTCGGCAGTAGCACGGGCTGTCCAGTCATCTGGATCGTTGTCTGGATGATCTGTAATAACTACTGGTTTACGTCCGCTAAGGAATTTAACCAGATCTGTATTTGGCAAGTCCAGAACCGCAATTACTGTACCTTTGCTGTCAGAATACAAGTAACCTGAGGTGTCCTGAGTTAATGCTGTTGCTGCAGTAACTGTGGCATTAACGCGTTTAACTTCTGAACCATCAATACCTACATAGAATTGACCGCTAGAATAGTTATAGCTACCAGATGTTCTAATGAAGCTAGGACTTAGTTTACCACGAGCATTGATCAAGAATAATGTTGTTGCATCCTGATAGGCAGCAACTGCACTACCAACTAATTTACGATTAGTACCTGTACCTTCGTAATAGAATACGCAAGGACCAGCAGCAAATGCCAGAGCAAATGCATCCCGTGTAGCTGCACTAGGTAAATAGGTTTCATAGTCTTTAGGGTTTAAACGAGCATGATACCAACCATAGTCATAGACCCAGGTTGTATTAGTTGGTAAACCATAGGCCAGGTTGGTGGTTAATGCAGCACCGCGTGTAAGTTCTTTGACATCAACACTGACATGAGTACTGCGATGTCTAGGAATTTCATTGGCTGCATTGGCTCTGGATTCATTAAATTCCAGTATGGGCATGTTGTCAAAGGTTAACTTGACTGCGCCAGTCATGTAGCTTTCAACATGCTGATCATCAAAGAATGTATAATACTTGGCATTAGGTCTGAGACCAGTTGCTTTCCACAATATGCTCTGTGCTCGGCAATATGGTAACAGTGTAGTTGGACCACGGCTGGTGCTTACCAGGGTATTGGTAACTCTTTCTATGGTATCTACATATCTGCTCCAGCCACCATTGAGACTTTCAGATATGGTTACTGGTGCACTAGAACTAGCTGTATAGGTTTCAGTATAAGTATAGGTTTCATAGATGTCTGCTTCAGGAACAATTTTTAAATTGCCCAGGAATGACGCTGTTAGGAATGGAGCAACCGCAATGCTGGTTGTGGCCAGCAGCTGACTTAATACTGTACTGGTTGTATATTTAAGAGTCATTAGGTCGCCAGTTACAGCATAATTTTCTGTGCTTCTGGCGCTGCGTAAACCTACGAGTTCGCTAGATGTAAATAGGCTAGCAGTATAGTTGATTTTTTCAACCAGTGGTATGGTATTGACAACAAGGTTTGGTTGTACGATGTTTCTGTTGATGTCCATGCTGAATCTACCGTCGCCAGTGATTTCGGTATTGCTTAGATCTGTAAAGTTATCAACAAAGAAACCAGTTTTATATCTTTCCAGGGTACTGTCCAGATTGTCTCGTATCTGCAGATTCTTGGTCTTGGCTTCTAGCAGATTTAAACTGGTTACATTTTCCAGATTGGTAACGCGTTTTTCAACGTTGCCTATGTCCTTCATGGTGAAGCGACGATTTTCGTACTTGGTTGAAGACACAGCAGGTTCATTGGCTGATCGTGTATAGGGTTGCAGACTCAGATCATAGAGTTTAACAGCATTAACAGTATCAGCTAATTTTGGATATTCAGGTGCTGTATCACTGACACCACTTACGTTATAGAATGTTCCGCTTCGATCCAGGAATATGCTTTCTTTACGACCCAGATAGAAACTAATATCAGCTACAAAGTTTGTGCCAAATCGTGGTGGGCTAGAATTAGATCCCAGTCCAGTTGCAGTATCGGTAATTTTGCTACGGAAGTCCAGTACATCACCCAGATTGAATCCTTTATAGGTTGGAATCTTTTCATAAGGATGTGTATTATTACTATAACTTGAGCGAGCAAAGAAGTCTCCGGTTCCATGATCAAAGTAATCGTAATAGACTCTGAGACTACCAGATGCAGGTGGCATACCTGGTTTAAGTTTTACAGCGCCGAAGTCATAGAAGCAATCTCTCTGACCATTGTCTAAGATATAACGACTGGTTACATCTGTGGCAGCTGCCTGAGTAACTGCATCCCAGCTTGTTGTAAATGACGTAGCCTGGAATATCTTAACAATTTTAAATATGTCATTCTTGCTCAGGGGCAAACTTGTACGAGTAGCAGAGCTAGTGCCCAGGAAGTCATCATAGACACTGGCTGTATATGTTTTACTCTTGACTCTGCCCAACACTGTATTATTAGCTGCACTTCTGACTACTGGAACAATGATCTTAGCAGTATTACTGCTAAATGTACCTAGTACTGTAATGGTTACGTTCTGACCAACCTGACCAATGCTGTTTACTGGCAATGGTGTACTTAGGTTACTGATAATGTCCTGAGCTACAAAATATGCAGTGGGATCTGTTGTGGCTAAAGCTTCGGCTGCAGCATTACCAGAGGCACTGGCTAGGGTAACGGTTACTGAGCTAAGACCACTGAGTCCGCTAGCACTGTATACTTTATATACTGTATACAGGTTATCAACAATGCTACTAGTAGCATTGGCAACTGGGAACAGCAATGTATTGCTGGATGTTTCATTGATGTTATTGTTTACTCTAAAAGCTGGAAACTGTGTGGTGTTGCCTGACACTGTTGCCAGATCTAAATTAATACCAAAGGCAACTGTGTTGCTTGAAACCTTGGTAACAAATATGCGCTGACCGTTGATATCAACATAGTCATTGGCATTTAATTCACTTAGCATCTTGGCATCATTAGAACCCTGAATTCGTAAAGCACTATGTGCCTGAGCCACGGTTGTACCACCGGAATAATCCAACAGCTGATAGGTGCCAGTTAATTTGCGTGCATTAACACCAATCTGGTAGTTACCCCAGACATCTGCAGCAAAGGTTGCTGTACGGCCTGCATAATAAGCACCAATGCTAGTACCTGCTAACAGTGTCTGTTGATTGCTGCTGACAATCATGCGGTTTTCATTGGTAATGCTGATTACAGTGCCAGTGGTAGCTGCATTGGCTACACCTAACCAAACTGTATCACCAACACGGAATTCGCTCTGGAATCTGGTGCTGACTGCAGCACCTGTAGCATGACCAAATACAGTCTGAGGTGCAAATCTAATGTATAAGCTAGTATTGGCAACTGCAGTTGCTATGGCTGGACCATAGATGATCATGCTGGTCTGATTGGTAATGGAAGCCACGGTCCAGCTGCTGATAGTAGCCCAGCTGCTGCTGGCGCCAATGGTAATGGTATCACCAACAACTAATTCCTGCTGGAATGCTGTTAATGTACCAGTTACAGCTGTAAATACCTGACCACCCACACTGGTGCTAGCAGCATTAAATACAGTTCCTGTTACTAAAAATGCACTGGTAGCATTGCCGGCATATTTAATGTTACCGGTCAATGTATAAGATGTCTGAGTAATGCTGGTTGTTGTATCAAATACAACCAGGCTATTAACGTCTCGATCAAAACCCTTGCCTGCCTTCATGTTAATGTCACTGAGACTGACTTTTAGGCCACCGCGAGCATCTGGTTCAATCCAGTTGATACGAGCCGTACCAACCTGTTGACCATAGCCAAATTTCTGTATGTTACGATTACCAACAACTCGGTCAAACAAAGCTACAGGAGGTATGGTGCTAACGTCTGGAATACCATAGCTATAGTTTTTATTTACATAGATGTAATTGCCCAAATTCAATGGCATGCTGCGATTGTTGTCTAGACGAGTTTCACGAGCCTTGCTTATGGTAACATTGGTATTGACCAATTTTGGAATTTCATAACCAGAAATGTAAGCCTTGCCTTTGCCAAATACCGCTACCAGATTGCTGGAACTGCCTGCAGCAGTAAGTCCTCGGTTACCTATGGGGTTAGCTGTATATCTCCAGACTACACTGCCGTCTGAAACTGTAGTTGTTTCATCAACTGTGGTATTACTTAAACTGGCTGGTTCAGATGCACCACTGGCGCCTGATTGAATACATTCAAAATAGCGTATGGTAGATGAACTAACATTACTATAGACCAGGTCATTGACTTCATAGGCCGTGGTTGCTGCCCAGACTCCACGCTGATTGTCTCTGGCTTCGCGAACCTCAAATTTAAAATCTTCAACTACATAGTTGCCGCTTTCGTCAAAAGTTCTGCGAGCCAGGGTTTCCTGTAGTATGTTGTACTGACTGCCATTGATGATCTGCTGAACAACACCTTCTTCGATGCGAATTAATTCAAAGAAGTTTTCGGGTTGTTCATCCAGTCCACACTGCACAAAATCAATGTCAATTTTATATCTATGTGCACCTGGAGCCGCATAGTTTGGAGTTCCAGTTGCATTATCATATAATGTAGAATCAGTGTCTGCTGTTACTATGCTCTCGGTATACTGTATACCAATTCTGGTATTGATATCACTGATGGTATCAGCATAGGTTTTAACACTGATGCTGGTAGCTGCTACCTGAGCAAAATGCTTGGCAACATAATAGATACCATCATTGATAAAAGCATAGGCACTGCGACCTGAATAGTCTGTTCCACCCTGTACGGTTAGAGTTTTGGTTGAATCGTCGGTGAGGTAAATAGTTGAATTGGCAGCAAATACCTTGTCGGTTGCGCCACCAGCATTCTCATTGGCAGTTGTATATAATAGAATTAATGTAATTGGATCAGATACAGTTGCTGCTCTGGCCAATAATACTCTGGCTATAACACCAGTACCATCGCTAGCTGAGCTAACAAATTTATCTTCTAGATCAGCCAGGCTCAGAGAACCTAGATTGGTTGAGGAAATTTTAAGGTAATTAACTTTGTCATTGTACTGTACGTTGCCAGGTATGACCATGCTGCCGTCTTTGAATAAATGATCACCTACTTTGCTTACCTGATTTTGCAGTATGCTCTGCAGCTGATTCATTTCACGAGTCTGTACAGCTACTCCTGGACGAAATAGAATCTTGTAGTAATCATTCTGTTCGTCAAAATCGTCATAGTACGGGGTGATATTAAAATCCATGTTTTTACCTTAGTGTCTTAGAAGTTTATGACTATATTTATCTTTTCGTTCTGACCTGCACTGCGTGTTACAGGTTGACGATAATCCAGATACAGCATCTGACCTGTATATGGATGAATTTCTGGCAGTGTGCCGGTTATACCGGTGCTGCTATTTACCAGCTGACTATATCCTGTACCAGTAATGGTCTCACCAGTGGTAAACTGATAGAGTTTCTTGGTGCCAGTTGTATCAATTCTTAAATCGCTGATGCTGCTAGGAACATCACTGTTAATAGGCTGTATGTATTCCAATCTGGTTGTACCAGAGCTTTGGAATACGCTAAGTCCAGTTGCCTGGCTATTACTGCCTGTGAGAACAATGTCATTGGCAGGCGCTGTAGTTGCACCCGAAGTCATGGTCAGTGTTCTTAATATTCTACCAGTATTGGTGCTGTATATGGTGCCTGCACCAGTTACTGTATAACCAACGCTGCTGTTATAGGTCAATGGATTTTTAACCAGAGCAACTGTTCTGAAATCCTGATTTACCGGGAAGTCGTTTTGTTCATAGCCTGTAACAGTTCCTGCAATCATGACATTATGAGCCATGGTTTCATAGACTAAATTACTGCCATGTCCACCAGTTGGAGCAATGACCGCAATGGCATTGGCTGTTGTTGGTGTACCACCGCCACTGAGCACAACCTTGGCCCAGGTATAGCCCGAACCAGCTGCTGTAACATCAATGCGTGTAATTACACCGCCGCTGGTAACTGCAGTTGCAGCTGCACCAGTTCCATCACCATAGATGCTAACACTTGGAGTACCAGTATAACCACCGCCAGCACCAGTTACATAGATGACATCTATGCCGTTGACGTTGCTTACGCTGGTGGTTGTAGCCACAGGAATGTAATTGGCTGTTACGAAATCAGCATCAGCTGCTGTAATTGAATACAGGTATTTCCAGATATAACCATCGGCTGTTTGCTGAGGAGCAGTACCTGTTGTTGTTGGTACAACTGTGCTGACTACACCAGTGGTTGAACTGCCATTACGGCCATTGTAAAGGCATTTGTATACGGCACCGGTTGAAGTAACATAGACAATAAAATTACTATCACTTAGATCAAAATTGCTGTTTTCTGTGGCATCTGCACTATTGATGTTATGACGATACATGTCATAGCGTGTTCCACTATGCCAGTTATTTCTAACCGTACAGAGTTTAACATCACTGTAATTTAACCGAACACCTGCCATGGCATCGCGCCAGAGTCCGTATTCGTTGTCATAATTATCTACTGGATTAGGTGGGTTATTATCGCTAACTGTTCCGCTTGCCTGCGCACTGAAATTAGTACTCAGTGTATTATCCCAACTCTGTGGGCGACCCAGCACCAGATAGATGCTGTCTGTGGCAAACGTGCTGGCAAATCCAGACGCTGCAGAAACCCTAAATTTACTTGTAACAATGGCCATGCTATTTTCCTCGAAGTCTATGTTTTATTTATCAAGAACCTATGGTGGTTATGGTGAAAAAGTCGTAATCTGATATATTTAGCGTAGAGTTTGAACTCACTGCTACGCTTATGTTTACAACACCAGTGGTCTGCTGATAATTATAGCTTTGAACAGCTAGATCATCCAGAGCATAGACATCATCATTCAGGGTAGTCTGAGAATTCTGTATGATTCTCATGATAACACTGGTGGTTGGACCTGGGCCATAGACCGTAATGCTGGTATTGTTAAATTGTCTGCTGGCTGGTAATTTATAATAACTATCAACACCGGCAATCTTATAGAAAATGCTGGTGGTAAATGAATCTGTAAGTATTGGGCTTATGTAGACATTGCTGCTATCAACAATGTTAATAATGGTATAGGCTGTGGTTGCACTGGCACTGCTCAATGTAATTCTATCACCCAGATTAAACTGTGTTAGGAACTGTGTGCTAACACCAGTAAGAGTATTACCATTGGCACCGCCACTAACAGTACCAGTTCCAGTTGTCAGACCCAGATAGGTATCAACCACAGCTGGTGTAATATCTATGACATTGTTGTTTACAATGTTAGTAATGGTATAACCCGTGGTCAAACTGCTGTTAATGGTAATGATATCACCAACATTTAACTGTGTGGCAAAAATAGTATTAACACCAGTAACTCGTGTACTGCCAGCCTGAGTCCAGATCTTACCACTGACACTGGTTGTACCATAGGTCCAGAGGTTGCTGGTGCTGCCAATCCAGAGTTTATGAGCTGTATACCAGTTGGCTCCGGCATCCAGACTGATCTGAATTTCTAAATCTTCACCTGCATCAGGTATTTCGCCGCCGTTGTAGTTATCACCAACTATGTATTTTAAGCTGGCATCAAGCTGAGCACAATTGGTAAATGTTGGTGTTCTAATGAACCTGCTCTGACTGGTGGTTCCATTGAACACAAAAGCATTGCTGCTGAATGCATAGAATGAACTAGCATTGCTGGTAAATCTTATGGCGCTGGCAGTTGCACCACTCCAGCTGGCTATGAGTCCTGTGGCTGTTATGTTGTCGGTATTAAAGGTTTCGGTTAAACTGGTATTTAACTGCTGTGACTGATCCACGGCAAAGCGTATGGATAAACGATCATAGCTGGTGCCTCGTTCCCAGTTATAGGGTTTGAATACAATCTGGCCGGTCTGACCCGAGATGCTGGTAGCCGTAAATGACTGATCTGGTGTTAGATTAGCAGATATGCTATTGCTACTATGGAAGTAGATTAAACTATTGTAGTTTAAGCTGTCATTCAAAGCTATGGCTTTATAATTGCGCTGAGATTCAGAACCAAAATAAGGTATTACGGCTACATTGCTGCTAAAACTAACAACGACTGCATTGGAACTTTCACCGGCTGGGCTATTGCCCTGTGATGTTTTTGCCCAGTTAACTACTAGTATCATGCTGCCAACGCTAGTGGCATTGTCCAAAGCCGAACTATATCTGAGTGTCTGACTGCTAAAACTGGTCAACAAGGTTCCAGCAACTGCTATGCTGCTGGCTGCTTTGTAGCGTGTTGTTACTATGCTGGTATTAACATCTCTGGGCCAGGCAATTAGTTGCTGATTTAAATTGACTGATCGACTAAACTTATCAAAGCTAGGACCTTCGGGTCTGGTAATTTCTGTTATGGTATAACCGTCATTGAGCAGTTGCAGTGCCCAGGTAATGTTTTCACCTGGATAATCATAGCTGGCTGAGCGCGTTATGGCACCTATGCTGGTATAGGTAACAGTTGTAAATCCTGTTGTTGTAGCCACCTGTGTGGTACTGGTGCCAGTCTGTTCGTCGGCGGTTCTGTCAAAGGTATAGGTAGGTGCTGTTAGATAGGTTTTTTCAACAGGTATCTTAATGGTGCTGCTAACAACAGTATTGATACCTATGCTGGTTACATTGCCTGTGCTAAAGTCTGCAATGTCATCGGTGTTGTAGTCATTGAATATGACCGTGCCAGCTGGATGTATCTGTTTTAAAACATGATCGGCCCAGAGCTCACGATCTGTATGGCTGCGAATAACATAGCTAAATTGCTGATAGTATAGACTATCCTGTAATACCTGATCGTTGCTTAGCTGACTGCGACTATTTCTATATACACCTGGTGCAGTGCTGGCAGTGCCTACGGAACTAACTGAAACTATGCTGCTGGTTGCCAGAGTATGATCATAATAGATGCCTCGTATGGTTTCGCCACTGCTAAAACTACCAATCCAGCTAGCTGGTTGTAATACCAGATCATAATAGTCATTGGCGCCCAGAGCGTTTAGTTTGATAACACGATCAACCACAGCATAGGCACTGCTGGTTAAACCAGTTACATAGGTATGTTCTAGATTGTATGGATCGCCTGCATTCTTTCTGACTCTGACAGTTGTTTCTTTATAATAATCACCATCACTGGTATTAAAAAGCGCATTACGCGGATAATGAACTTCTATTTCATCGTCAAAGAAGGCTCGGAAAAATATGCGAAAACTTTCTGGGCTGCCCTTGAGCTGATAGAATTGACGAAAGTATTTTACCAGCAGGCCTGGATCAGCTGCAGTATTATCTGGTAGACCAGGCATGTAGGTATGTAGGAATTGCTTGGCTAAATCTGTTGCTGTTGTATCAACATCGCGATTTAACTGCAGATTCTGTATGGTGGTCTGTACACCAGTGCTGGTATTTTGCAGATAATCAAAATACTTGGTAACAAAGATAACAAAAATTGGAAAGTATTCCTGAACATAATCAGGTATCTGATCCGCCAATAAATGCGTTATTTTTTGATTGGTATCAGTCATTAATTATTTACCGCTGTTACATTGATGGTTATGCCATTTTTTCTTGCTGATGCTGTGTCAGCAGTACTGTCATCTAGTACTAGAATTTCGTTAAAGTCTGGATAAATGTCACCAACGCTTTCCTGTGGATAGGCATAAAGATAAAACTGAGTAGAAGTTCCCAGATACCCATCCAGTGTCAATCTGGCAGAAGCATTGAATGTAATTTCACCTGTGCCATAGTTTACAGTAGCAACATTGTCTTCTACAACAATACCAGTGTTTAGATCAAAAGTCTGTAACACACCAGTGCCTTCATAGTCTGGTGGCGATTCTGATGGTACATCTCTAAGCTGAGCTGGTACACTGACACCATCTACGGTAAAATAAAAATAACTGCTGCGAATTTCATTAGGATGTGGTTTTATAGGTAATTGTAGTGTGCTAATGCCTTCGACTCGTACACCTGGAACTGCAGGTATGCGTTTGCTAAGAAAGAATTTAACATTGGCACTAAGTATGGCATCGTCAATGTTCATGATCTGTTCTTCTAGTTGACTATGATAAAAATTAGCTGTAAATTTGCTAAGATTATCGGCCATGAATGTTTCAATAACTGTATTGGCCAAGCCGCTGATTTCATTGCTGGTTCTGGTAGTGCGAGTGCTGACATAGCGAATATCAACTGTAAATCCTACATAGGTATAGTTTGGATCAACAAATTCATAGCTGGCAGTCATGATGCCTCGTGGTGTTAGAACATCATTAACGATTCTGGTTTTTTCTGCGTCTGTTAGTACATAACCTGTTTTAGGTTTGATGCTAATAAATGATGTTCCATACTTGGGTGGATTGTTGTTTTCACCACCCCAGACATTAACGCTGTCTGCGCCTGGAACTGCATCAGCAATTAATGTAGCGTGATCTGCAGCAGTAACTGCCCGACCCTGAGCTGTATAATTATTGATGCTGCGGAAACGCACAGATTCTGTACTTTCTTTATCAGCACCGCCGCTGGGTTTGGTAATGGTGGTTATGGTTCTGTCATTGCTGATTTCACCAGCTATGCTGTTGGTGCTCCAGCCCACGGTTAGGTTGTTGCTTACATTGGCATCAGCACCATCAGTGATTAAATAACTGATCTTTATGACATCATTTTGACTGAGTTGCTGACCTAGTACATTATCGCCAAAGAATATTTCATAGTAACCTCGGGTATTTTCCTGTAAAAAGAACACCTTGCTGGTTTCATCTATGGCCTGTAAATCTGTTGCCTGAGTCCAGACATCACTAAAACTACCTACACCACCGTACTGTATGGCTACCTGTATGGTGTTGGTATCTATGTCCAGATTAGGAATTTCATACTTGGTAGTTGGACCAGGTGTTGCTCCCACGGTCCAGTAGTATTCTAGTTTACGACCCTGATAGAGTTTAACACCACTAAAGGTATATACACCAGAACTAGGTGTAGTTGAATAGCTATTGATGTTAAAGAAATTATAGGCTGTTCCGTCTATGTTGGTAGTAAATTGTGTATAGGGTTCCAGAGTCAGATAGTTTGGTGTGCTAGTGGTATTCTGTACGCTTACATCAACCACAGCCGTAGCTGCTCTGCGACTGCGAGGTATGTAGTTTAGGTGCTTGGCCAGGCTGACTACACTGCTGCGTTTAAGAGCTGTATCTAGGAACATTTCATTGCTGACCATGTTGGCTAACACTGCATTGTAGTGTGTGTTATAGGCCAGTATGTCCATGAGCACACTCAGGTTACTGGCATCAAAGTCATAGTCTGTAAACTGACTCTGAGCTCTTAGATAGGTTTTTATATTCTCTTTGATGGTATCAAAGTCTAATTCGGTAACTCGAACGTTATTGGCCATTATCGTACTCGGGTAAATTTAGTTGTAAATATCGCAGGCGTCTGCGTGTTTTTAATTATGAATTCAACACTGATGTACATGTCGTTGCTTTCGCTGGGTGTTATCTGTACAGACACGAGCTGAACTCTGGGTTCATATTTAACTATGGCATCTTCTATGACTCGCTGAGCCACAATCAATGTCAAAGGATCCATGTTTTCAAACAATAAATTCTGTAGCTGACAGCCTAGATCGGGCTGAAATGGTCGCTCATAGTTTTTAGTAAAGATCAGGTTGCGAAGCGCGCCACGTATGGCATTTTCGTCAGTTTTCGTAGCTACATCGCGAGTGCGAGGATTGTAGCCAAAAGCTGCATCTAGGTCTGAATATGATCGGGTTGAGCGTGCCATAAGTTTATTTATCTGTTTTCTTTATGATTTTAGGAAACTACCCCATAAATTGTTCCTGTTGTAACATAAGTTACTGTATATCCATTAAGTGCTATAGCTTTACCGCCTGCTGCACCAGCAACAGTAACGCCGTAATCTCTGGTTGAAGCACCACCAGCGGCTCCCCAACCACCGCCACCACCTCCACCTCCCCAACCAGCACCGCCTAAAGTATTACCATTTGCCTGAGTAGCAGCATTATTAGCCGATCCACCCGCAGTTGAATCACAGTTATATCCAAATGCATCGTATACACCCCCACCGCCACCAGCGCCGCCACCTAGCCCCTGATACTGACTTCCACTCTGGTCGCCCTGAACACCACCAACACCTGGTAAAATTCTACCACCGCCACCACCGCCGCCGGCGCCATAAGCACTGCCGCCGGATGATCCTGTTACCTGCGCTCCATTACTACCAGCTAGTCCAGGTGCTCCACCAGCTCCACCTGCTGCAGTAAGGTATTGATTTCCAAAGCCTGTAAAGTCCCCACCTTCACCACCACCAGCACCACCACCGCCTGTTCCTACTGCAGATGCTCCACCACCGCCACCACCGGCTATGTAACTGTTGTTGGTTAGATTAATGTTGTAACCAAGGCTCATAGCAGGACCACCAGCTGTTGGAGCAGTAGTAACATTATTATAGGTTGTGTTACCACCTTTGCCACCTTTACCTATAATGAATCCATAGTTGACTATGTTGACCGTACTACCAGCAGGTAAACTAGTTACTGTAAATGCAGCCACGCTGGTGGTGTCGGACCAGACATAAACGCCATTGTTTATGGTTATGGTAGCAGTTAAACTGGTAACACCATTCCATCCAGCTGCCAGTGCACTACTGCTTAGATTAAAATTCTGAAGATTTGCACTAATGCTGGTAGTAAATACAAAACTAGTTGTTGTTGCTATACTGGAGCTGCCACCACCCCCGCTGCCGCCGCCGGATCCTGCGCCTGGATTAACATAGGTTAAACTGCCTATGTTCATGGGTGTTATGGTACTGGTGCTGGTTATGTAGACATTATCAGCCCCAACCTGACGAGTTAAACTGCTGTCATAAAAAAGGCTGAATTTTTTAGTTGTTAAAGGTTTTATGTAAAACAACTGAGCATTAAGACTGCTGGCTACATTGGAAATTTTTACAACTGATCCTGTAGACAACCCATGTGCTGTTGTAGTTGTTATGACAGCATTGACAAATTTTTGATACTGTTTAACCATTAAAAGAAATCATCCGCAAAACCTACAACATCTGCAACATCAGCATCTATGAATCCAAATTCTTCGGCTAGATCTATGGCTCCACTAAAACTAAGTCCTGCACCATAACCACTACTGCCTCGACGGCGACTACCTATGTTAACATTGGGACTGCCCATGGCTATGAGACTACCACAATCTATGTTATCACCAATGCGAGCCGCAGGTTTACCATTGATGAATACACTGGCACTGCCCGTGGCTACTGAACCAGCATGACATCCATCAGCTGGACAACAGTGTACGTTCCAGGCATCACCAACTCTATGAGCTCTAATGCCATTGATATGTACATTAGGACTGGAATCAATGCCAGTGCGCGGTGGCCAGCATCCATGTCCTGTACAATAATCTCCTAGTCTCGCTGCAGCTGCCATGTTAGTTAGGTAAATCGCTTAATGATTGGTTAAGATATATGCTGTTACTGGTTATGCTATCTACAGAACCGCGTCTAATAAACCCATTGATTAATCTATTGCGTTCGTAGTTCCAGTCATTGTACACGGTCTGCACCATGTTTATGGTGCCCAGATTGGTAACCACAGTTATATTTACACTGGTGGTTGTATTTAAATCTGGCATAAACTTTACGGCCTTATAAAATGAAGCTGGCAAACTAGCATAACCTGTAACCGAACTTAGCGTAGTAGTCGTACCACTGGTTCTAAATTGAAAATACTGATTGGTAAAACAATCTGTATAATAACCACTGATGGTCAGTGTACTACCTGATATAGCCACAGATAAAGTACTGGTATTGGCTACCTGTATGCTCCAGCTTAGCAATACAGCTGTTGTTATGCTGGTGCTATAAAAAAATGGCGATGTATATAATGTATGTGTACTGGTAAAAGTTCTATATACATAGGTACTAGCCGGATTGACCGGTGATGCATATATGGCCATTATGCACTGCTCAGATCTACCAGATAGTTAGCAACTACCTGACCATTTACACAGGTTAAAACTTTATCAAAGGCTTCAACATCACGACTGTATGCTGGGTTATGTGTGACCGTTATCCAGGGTTCGGAACTGCCCAGAGTGCTGTATTCTAATCTGACCTGATCATAGGCAACGTTGTTTTTAATCCACTGAGCTATTTCATAATACTCGGCAGCAGACGCACCTTTAAAATGCAGATTTACTGCCTGACCTTTTTCAAATGGTGTTGGAGTGTCTAACTGTTGCTGTACAGCAGCTGCAGCATCAGTACCAACATTGCTCTGTATGGCTGATAATAGATCAGCATAGGCATTATTTTCATCCAGGTTACTTAGATAGCTGGCAGCTGGTCTAAACGCATTGCTGATCTGCATGTTTGGATATCGCTCATATACGGTGTCTAGTACATTTACACTCAGAGCTTTTAGATTGGTTACAATATCATACTGTGATAATCCAACCTGATCCTGTATTTTAAACTGACTGCTAACATCCTGCACACGAGAGCTAACATCACCCAGATTAAAGTATTTGCTTAGCTGAGCTGAATCTGGGAAGTCTGTCCAGCTGGCAAATTCAGTAGCATCGGTTGCAATGCTGGCCACGGCCACTGGCAAGGTAACATCCAATGTGCTAGCTCCGTATTTGTAGAAGTTATTAATGATGTTTTCGCCAGCCAGTATGTCTGCAGCTGGTATTAGTCCAGATGATTTAATAGCATCTAATATACCAGTCTGTGCAATGGTATTTTTTGCTACTACCAGGCTGTTTAGGTCTAACCCAGCATCGGCTATGATGCTGTCCAGATTGCCAAATCCCTGACCATTGAGTAACTGATTAAACGAGCCTAGGCCTTCACTGCTGATAAAGTTAGCTGCACTACCAAAACCAGCTACGGCATTGGCTATGGCTGGATTGCTCAGTGCATTACCTAGTATGCTTTCTAGTCCACTGCCCAATCCACCAGCACTTAGTACGGAATTTAATCCATCAACTCCACCGGCTGCTAGAATACCACCCACACCACCACCACCAAAGCTACCCAGAGTGCTTTGCAAGGTGCCTGAACCTAAAACACCCAGGCCCTGACTAAAACCAGCTACGGCATTGGCTATGGCTGGATTGCTCAGCGCATTGCCCAACAATCCCAGACCACCAGTACCAAATCCACCTAAAAGTCCACTCAGGCCTTTGCCAAAACTATTCTGAGGATTGGCTATGTCTACTGGTAATGGTGTTAGTCCAGTAGCAGCAAATCCCTGAGCTGTTATGGCTGTTACAACACCATCATCTAGACCAGTTGCATCTGCACCAGTTGGATTAGCAGCACCTGAATTTAAATTAATATCAGATGCATCCATGTTGATGTCGCCACTGGCTCTGTGGTGTTCATCACCTGAAACTGTATAGCTAAGATCACCGCCTACGGTATTGCTAAAATAGTTACCTGCTCTGATGTTTAAATCCTGCTGAGTTTCAATGTTTAAATTCTGAGCCTTGATGTTAAATGTTCCGGACACATTGAGATCAGCATCATTTTTAATGTTAATGGTGGTCTTGCCTAATACTTCAACATCCAGGGTATTTTTAACCAATAATGTATTGGCGCCATCTACGGTAACATCCATGTTGCCCTGAGTATAGATGCGATTGTTGCGTGTAAATATGTTGTAGTTTTCACCCATGACCTTGTAGCTGACTGAACCTTCACGATCAATTTCTACATAGGTTCCAGACTTGTGATAGATGTGGATGCGTTCTGCATTGGGAGTATCGTCTAATTCAATGACATGACCAGATTCGGTTTCTTTAACATGATTGTATGGATACTTGGCAGCATAGGCACTGGGTGGTTCTTTCCAGCTACCTGATGCATGATTGGCAGTATCAACATTGTCTATCTTGTTGGCATCTTTAACAGGTTTAGGCGTAGTTTTTAAATCATCATTATTAGTTGCTAATTTATTGGTATCGGCTCTGTGAGTATATTCACATTTTGGATATACACTGTTGGGATCGCTAAATGCATCTGGCTGACCTAGTTTTGGATTATTAAGAGCCCCAGATGCTGTACGCAGCAGATTAAGTGCAGTATTCAATCCACTGTTGGTGGTATTTCTATCTGCTACGGCCACGGGTTTGTTTCCAGTGCCACCAATGGCTGCGGCTCCTAGCTGATAATAACTGCTGGCCTGAGTACCATAACCATCAACACCATCTTTGCCCAGGCTTAGTTGTTTAGCACCACCGGCTCCTTTGAGATGAGCTGCGGTCAGATAACCAGCAACCTGTTCATTGGTGCTGGTGCCTGCATCTATGACACCCAGTCGTTTTAATTCACTATAATTAAACTCCATGTTGGCATACATGGCATTTTCTTGAACATTGTTTTTATTGGCCAAGAAATCATCCAGATTATTAATACCACCCTGACCAGTCCAGATGTTAGGATCGTTTAGATCTGCATTGGTTCTGGTTCCGCCTAGTTTAGGTTTAATGTAGCCCAGAGTCTGTAAAGCTGGTGCACCAAACTGATATTTACCAACATAGCCTATGCTGTTTACGGTGTCGTAGTTCTGTACACCACCGGCTATGCTAGAGCTTTCTCTGAGTGCTATGGCATCCATGACATTCTGTATCTGACTCTGACTCAGAGGTGGCAGAGTTCCGGTAATGCTATTGCTAACAGTTACTGCTGGATTGGTGGCTACGGCTTCGACTGGTATGGCATTGCCATTCTGATCCTTGACAATGTTGCCATTGCTGTCACGCTGAGCATTAACAGTGTTATTGGTATTCTGTGACTGAGCCGTACAGGTATTGCTGCTGCTGGCTATGCCACCCATGGTGCCCATCATTATGGGCTGTTGCATGTCCTTGCCGTCAGCAAAGAAACCAACTACCCAGGTTCCTTCTAATGGACCCAAAGGTGTCTGACCTTTGCCTGAAATAGCCGCACTGAATATGGGCTGCATGGGCATGGCCCAGGGTAGATCTGCTGTTGGCAATGCCTGTTTATTGTCTACATGATAGCCCAGAATACGTACACGACAGCGTCCTAGTTTGAGAGGATCCATGCGGTCTTCAACCACACCAACCCACCAAAAGAACCCATCACGAGCAAATAAATTATCAACACTGGCTGTCATGTTATCGTTTTCCCTTGAATGAATCTTTGATTAATTCCAGTACCATTACATGTCTGGTATAGGTAATTTTATGTCTAATAGCAGTTACCAGGTAGTAACCTGAATATAGTTCGTCGTCTTTCCAATCAGATTTATCAGTGACGCTTCTGGGACTGGCATCTGGATAGTGTAGATTGACAACATAGCCAACCTCTATGTCAGTTCTGCCAGGAACAGTTAATTCAATTTTAAAGTTTGTTAGCTCTGCCAATGCACTGGTTCTTATGGGCAGTATTTTGTCTATGTCATCTACGGCATTGTTTTTAACACCTGTATATAACTGATCGTGCTGCATGTAGACCTGATTGAATCCCTGAGGTGCTCTAAGGGCGCCTGAGCCATCAGTACCTGGGCCAATTGGCACCATGGGTACGGCCTGACCATCTAGATCTTCCAGGTGATGAAATGCACCCCAGTTATCTATGTGGTTGTAGTCATGTACTTTGCGAATTTTATTGACTACATCAAATGTATATAATCTATTGGCCAGATAACCATTGGTGGTATTTTTAAGAGCATTATAGGTTTCAATCACTCTGAGATCCTGAGCCTTGCGATATTGCATGTCCAGATCAGTATTAAATCTTTCTGCACCAGGAGCTGAGACCAGATTGTTGGCCATGTACCAGTATTCCTGATAGATGGTGCGACTTTTTACTGCAGTATCAATGAGTGCTTCCATGTTGGCAAAATAAAAAGCCTTGTTGCTTTCATAGAACAAATAGGCTGGCGATTTATAACCTGCACCAACGGCCTTGCTGGCCAACCAGTTCATGATCTTTATGGGACGCCAACCTGGGCTGGTAAACTGCATGCTGTTCTGAGTTTCACCAATGATGTTTAAATTGCTTACTGCTGCCTCACCTGTTCGGCTGGTTGAAATATATTTAAATACTTCAGCTGCCAGCGAAGAAATTTTATTGTATTTAAATGTTCTGTATATGGGGCTGAGAGCGTCAATGAATACTTCGGGACTGCAGAAGTGCATGATAAAGGTCTGTTTACCTGTATCGCCAGTCATGATGCGATCAGTAATGCTGTAGATTTTAAATGTCTTATTAATGGCAAATGTATTAGCATCAGCACTGGGTGTGCTCATTTTGATGCGCAGATATTCGTCGCCAGTTAATTCTATGGCCTGACTCAGATTAAGAGCATCTACTACCAGTATATTGCCATAGAGACCACCGCGAAATATATCTTCAAATAGATTTAACTCTCCAATATAACCTTCACGTATGCTAATCTCTGTGCCACTGGATTTGACAATTACCAGTTCCTGTAGGTCAATATCACCGGCCTGGGTAACTACTTCTTTATTGATCGCCATTAATTAAAATTCCATTGAACCTGTTGATAAATTCAGGCACAAATCTGGGCTGTAGTACAGATATGCGTCTGCGTGCATTATTTAAATCCTCTTCATAGTCAGTGTTTGTTACAGGTAATTTGGAACCAGCATAGCTGCTATGTACTACATCGGCATAGCTGTCATTGGTTACATAATGATGAATGCCATATTCATTGCCGGCGCCATACTTGTCTGTAATATAGTTTCGTAGCTGTTGAGAAGTCAAAGGCCAATCCCAGCGTGGATCTATGATGCCATTGAGTATTAATATGACCCAGTGCAGCTGTACGTTGCCATAGAGTCTATGTGCGAGAATTTCCGGAGTATCTCCATCCTGTATGTCGTGCTGATCATAGGCCGTGGCTGTTAATAGATTCTCAGCATCGGCAACCACACGACGAAATATGTCAGTAATGACAAAGCTGGTCTGATTTCCATCAAGACTATATGTTATGGTTGGAAATTTTTCAAAATACATGTTAGTATCCTTGGTCTATTCTTTCTTTGGTTAGTACCTCTAGTTCGCGGAATCTTAAACTTAGATTGACTTCGGTTGGCATACCATCAGCAAAGGTATTGAATCCCTGACCACCATAATCAACGCTGAGATCTTCTAGAACACAGGTTGAAATTTTATGGAAGTTGGTGTTTTCTCGGCCTCGGTGATAATAGGATATGTCAAAGGTACTGGGATATATGTAGAACAAACCACCATTGCTTAGTTCTGGATGCATGTGTAGTTTAAATTCTTTTACAATGTTTCTGACATTATCAGCTTCTTTTGCGCTGCGTGGTAGGAATTTATATTTAAAAGTAAATTCACGATTCTGTACATTGCGGAAAATCTGTTCTCTGAATGGATTAGGCGCCTGAGCAGTTCCTGCTTGCAGAGCAGTTCCAAATTCTAGATTCTTGCCAAATAGATCAGCTATGGCAGCTGGAACCTGAGCAATGTTCATGGCAGCTATCTGAGCCAACTCTCGGTTATTCTGACCTGACATCATGTCTGTAAGTCCTGTGCCATCGGCCAGACGACCAACCAAGGAACCCAGATCAGTTCCTTCATAGGTAACACCATATTTGGCCTCGGGTGGAGTATTAATGGCCAGCATTATGGCCTTGCTGATTCTGGCACTTTTGTCTGGCTGGAAAAAACCGGTATTTTCAATTAATTTTTTACCCAGAGCAGCACCACCTATGGTAGCAGCACCCAAAGTAATACCCTTGGCCAGGTTACTGGCACCACCTAGAAGATTGGTATTTACTATGGCACCAACACCAGCTCCAACGCCAGCACCTACACCATAGCTACCAGCAGTTGTCATGCCTGTAGAACTGAGTCTGTTCTGACCTATGGGAGTAATGTCTCTGGTCTGATACTTGGCCTTCCAGGCACTCTTGCCTCGGACATTGATAAAAAAAGCCATGTAGTGCTGTAAATCTTCGGTGCCAGCTGTGCGTTCTGGATATACAGTTGTGGTTACATTGTAGTTTAATCCACCGCCACTGCCACCACCTACACCAAAGGTCTTGGGCTTTAGTTCGTCAGTGCTATAATCACGACGCGAACCCGCATAGTTATAGTCCATGCCTATGGGAGCCGCCCCTTCGTTATAGGCTCTGAGTATGGGATCTACTGTTCCAATGTTTTCTGGAAACGTCTGCTGTACAGCTGTACGAACAGTATTAGGAGCGCTAGGGTTGGCCTGATTGGCGTCGGGTAATCCAACTGCGGTTCTTAATATCTTTGTAAATTCCATACTGGTCCTATAAATAAGTAATTAACATTAATAAGTTATTTATCATGTATTCTAACAATGTTTACAAAGGTCGTTACAAAGTTAACAACCCTAAAAAATATACCGGAAATCCCACCAATGTAATCTATAGAAGCATGTGGGAATTTAAATTCATGAAATACTGTGATAACAACCCCAATGTTTTAGAATGGGGTAGCGAGGAAGTCGTCATACCTTATTTATCGCCAGTAGATGGAAAAGTACACAGATACTTCGTGGATTTCTACATGAAGGTTCAGGAAAGCACTGGACACATACGCAAGTATCTCATAGAAATCAAACCAGCAAAATTTACTCAGCCGCCAACAGTTCCTAAACGCCGTACTCAGCAGTTTGTGCAGGAGGTTTATACCTGGGGTGTCAATCAGGCCAAGTGGAAGGCAGCCCGAGATTTCTGCGAAAATCGTGGCTGGAATTTTGAGATCATCACCGAAAAAGAGCTAGGAATAGATAAATAAACAATGGCCAATCCATTTCAACAACTAAGAGTGGATCCAGTGTCTGTTAGAAAAAGCCAGGCCTGGTATCAGAATCAGATCAA